CTTGACCCCCCTCTTTTGACAAGGCTCCTTCATATACCCTGAAAGCGGCATTATGAGCGATACCAGTAGTACGTGCTTTTTGAATAGCTGCCATAGCTACGTCAACATTTTGGAGTTCTGCTTGGCCCGCTAATTCAAATGCTGATGCACCAGGAACAAGTTTTTCTATCGCCTTAGAACGTGCATACTCAAAACCTTTTATATCTTTAAGGTAGCCCTGTTCGGCTGCTTGCTGCATTTCTTTGTCTTTAATTAGATCAGTAATAAGAGTGATACGATCCTGGTCTACGTCGCCATGGATAAGAGAAGCTAGTCCAGAACTGGCCATGATAGCATCTGATCCAAAGTTGGTCATTCTCAGTGCTTCTTTATCCATGATGGCTAAGCGAGAGAAAGTCCATCCTTGTGGGGCAGCAGGATGACGAAGAGTAGGTACATAGACACCACTCCGGATTTTCTCCATGATTGCTTTCTTGCCTTTGATTCCATACACATCTTGGAATATAGGAGCAGCTTGTTTCATCGTTAAGGCAGTCATTCCATGGAGTGCTTCACCAGTAGAACCGAATTGTGAGGATGCAAGATAGGCTTCTGTTTGAGGACTTAGGAAGGCAAGAGTTCCAGCAGCACCACGAAGTCCGGTCTTAAGAGTATCTTGGACGATAGTACGATCTTTCCCTGCTAGTTTCCCGAACATATCTACATATCTCTGGGCTGCATTTTGTACTAGTTCTGGATTCTCGCCATGTACTGCTTCGAATAAACCAAGCATAACACGGTTCATTTCTCCTGCCCACACTGTTCCTGATGGCATAGCTGCCATTTTACGAGCTTGCATGCTCATGATGGGGAGTTGGCTTAATTCCGTAGAAGTCAGTCCACCAAAATTAACCTTTACTTTTTGCTTAAGATCTAGCATTCCTATACTGGATTTCGTTAATTTATCAAGGGTAGGATCAAAGATGGGGTTACCCATCTCACCCTCAAGTGCTCCGTATCTAACACGGATATTCTTGGCTATTTTCCCGACTATATCACTGCTAATTCCGGTAGCTCCCGCGATAGGAGTACCTGCTTGGAGGAAGCCTAGAATACTTTTCATTTCCTGATTAATGGGGCCACGGCCTATTTTGCCTGCTATAGCTTCGGCAAATTTATCATGACCCTGCATTACAAGCCCCATAATATCTTGTACGCCAGCTTGAGCGACAGTTCCATGCCTAAAGAATTCCTGCTGAGGTAATACATTTAAGCGCAAGTCAAGTGTAACCCCCTCTACTTTATTTATATAATTATAGATATTCTGACGTTGAGCGGGGTTTAATAAAGCTGCAATAGATTCAACATGTTGTTGTGTAACTTTAAATAGATCTGGCATTAGAATCGTAGGATGATTATATATCTCTCTTACCCTAACTCGAGAACGAACTGCTTTAGCAGTATTCCCTTCATTAAGAATATTGGCAATTTTTTGAGCGTTAGCGAGAGCCGTGGAGGTATCGGGGACGAACTGTGTTTGTGTAAGATAGTTTTCAGCAGCCTGATAGGCTGGTAGGATTTGTCTAGTTGATTCGGAAGAATTAAGCCAAGACATAGCCACTTCGGCTTCGGCAGGTAGGCCAGCCATAACCTCTGGCATATAACCAGCAACAGCTTTTCTTAATCCTGCAGATACTTTAGTTCCAGGACCTAGAGGTGTACGTTGCCCATAATGAACACGGAGATTTTTACCCTCTTGGCTAAGACCTAAGATTTGATTAATGGCTTTTGGATATTTTTTATTAAGTCGCTTTTGGGCTTCCCGTTCTGTATATCCCTGTTGTAGTAGGGTCTGGAAGTCGGCATCTTTATTGAGATTGGCCGTTCTCAATTCAGTAATGTCAGTTCCACGTAATGTATTGCCAATAGTTAGCTTAGACAACATATCGAGAGTTAATTTGGATGGGTCAACTAAGATTTCAGAGGGTTTATAGCTATATAACCCTCCTAGTGTGCCTTCACGGAGAATGGCAGGTCCACCAGCTAAACCCGGGTGGGAAGTGAAGGCTACTTTCCTAATGACGCTATTTCTTTCTAGTTGCTCTCGTAATGCATTAAAGTGTAGATTCCGATAGACTGGGTCAATCTTGCCATAGTTAAATAACATATCCGCGGCAGTAGTACTAGCTGACTCCAACATAGCTGGTGTCATTGAAGATGGAGCTGGCATTCCTGAACCCGGACCAGCTGCCGATCCTACTGGTAAGTAATCTAGAGGAGTGGCAAACTTACGGATATATTCTTGAGGACTAGCTCCAGGAATTAGAGCCATTAAGGATTTAGTACTATACATAAAGGATCCAACTTTTTCGGATCCTACACCAGAAACACCATAACCAGCTTTGGTAAAATTTTGAGCAAATTGTTGTAATGCAGAGAATGGAGCGAAACTATTTTTATATGAAGCATATTGGCTATAGTCCCATGCAGAATGACGAGCAGCATATCGAGCGGCTCTTTGTTCTGCATGAGCTACAGGCATCCCATAGATGAAGTTTTTAAAACCATATTGAAAGGCGGAGAGGGCTTTTTCTTGTTCTTCTAGATTGGGTATCCCAGCAATATCTTTTATCTGGGAGGCAAGAAATGTATTTAGCCCTATGTGTTCTCCCTTAGATCCAACAAAAGAATGGGCTATTCTACGTACACCATTATAGGTTATATAGCCGTGCCCACGATCCATTGGGAATATATCGTTGGCACCAAGACTGAAATTTTCATGGAGATGCTGAAGCTTTTTAAGGGCTCGGGCTGCTTCAGGATCAGGAGTAAAGGCCATTGTTATGCCACCATAGCATTAGATACTAATTTACGAAGGTTTTTAGTTATGTATTCTTTAGCCACACCCTCAGTAACATGCTTGATATCAAAGGATAATTGCATATCTGGATTGCCAGTTTGGCTTTGTACATATACGTCATAGTCATTATACCCTTGTGCAGACATGATATCATTTAATTCTTGCTTGATTAGATGGGGGTTCCCGCGGCTGTTAAAAGGATCTATTAGAGGGACATAGGGTTTGCGTCTTAGGGTGCGCTCCTGGGATTCCCATAGGTTGAAGTCGTGAAGATCAAGTCCTTCTTGACGAGCCACCTTAAGTTTCACATCATCTAGATTAACTGCTGGATGATACCCCACCCAGTTTTCAGCTGGCAGTTTGTGAGATTTAAAGTATTGTTCGAGATTAGGATTATCTTCAATGGGATCCCCCCACTTAGCTTCTAGGAACCTTCGCATACCCAGAGGCACAATTTCCTTAATCCGGCCTCGTTCGCTAGCTGGAGCCTGTATAAAAGAGTTGAAGAATTCTCTTTCCTTGGTAGGAAGCGCTCGCATTAACGAGGCGAAGTCTCCTTGGACATCGGCACCATACATGGTAGACTTATATTTCTGTCTATAAGCTAGGGCTGCTCCGGTATAACCACCAGAGGCTAGGCGGAGTGCTTCATCTTCTGTCCATTTTTGATAAGATAGAAACTGCTGGGCTTCCTTTAGACTTTGTTTTTCTGCTGAAGTAAGTTCAACTTTTTTCTCATCTCCTTCAGCTTTGGCTTTTAATTTATCGAGAGAAGAGAACCCATACTTAGTTGTTATCGCTCGGCTGACTTCTTTTCTTGCAGCTCGAGAGGCTTCGACAGATTTCATCAGAAGTTCGGGATCCATTCCTTCTTCTTGTATAGCACGGCCGCGGGCATAAGAATATAGTCTCTGATATTTAAGATATTCTAGGATATCAAAGTACTGTTCTATGTCCCGTTCTTTTTGTCTATATTTAGGTATCCCTCTTTGCGTAAGACTTCCTGTAATTCCTAGACCCACACCTACACCACCTAAAACAACCTTACCAAGTTTGGTCGCGCCGAAAAGTGAACCAACGACTCCTCCAATAAGCCCAGCTGTTAGTGGATTACTTGTTCCAGCTTTATGCCACATAGGAGTTAGGAAGTCCCTTACTGGGTGCATCCAGTCAGCTGATTCACGCCCATAAACTTGAGTTCTCTCATAAGTTTCTAAGGCATCCCAATTTCGCATAAATTTGCTATTAAGTGGTGTACCAGCATGAGATAGCCCTTCCCAAATCCTACCAGCTCCTTGTTCAAGTTGGTTATATCGAATAGGCATATTAAGAGCGGCATAAACATCGCCAGGACCTGTACGTTTATACTCGGCCATCTTTCCTTCTAGGAGATCTCGATTGAGACCCCCTACAAGAGTGGGTACCGTAGGAATAGTTGTAGATGTCTTTTTGCGATACCGGGGATCCGCTAGTGTTTGAACGGTAAGAGATTCCCCGGGTTTGATGGTTTTTTGTATATAGGCCTCACCCTCAGGAGAGATGGTCTTGAGGCCAGCCAGATCAAATATAGTCCCTGGTTCTTCTTTAGTAGTAAACCGGCCTGCTCCTAGATATTGGCCTACTGTAATTGTTTCATTTTGGAGCGCACCTTCGGTAAATCTTCTGGATATAAAGTTATATCTTTTCTTTTTGGCAGTTACTTCTTTTTTAATGAGTTTACGTTCGGTATCACCTTCTGGTGTAAGCATCCCCGCTTTAGCCATTGCTTGGATATATTGGGCTGAGTATTTATATTGCTGACTATATGGGGCAACATCAGCAAGAACGCGGTTAATGTCCAACATTGAATAGTTAGATGGAGTATTGGCTACTCCCATATTGTAGATACCTAACTGATTGGCAGCATCCAGCATCCCAGCGCCAGGTTGGTAGAACTTCTCATAAGCTCCACCAGGCAATCTTATCTCGCCATAATCGCCAGCTTTTGTAAACGGATCACCAGTTTGAAAGTTTTTAAAATATTCCTGGCCTGGCAACCAGGCTGGGGACTGGTTAGGAATAGGATTATACTTTTCAATTTGGTGGCGTTCGTGTGGGATAAAGCGTCTTAGTAATTCTGTGTATCCTGGATCCCCAAGGTTCATTTGCCAATAAGCTCGTTCCGCTGAACTAATTCTATTGGCTGATTCTAATTGGGGTTGAGTGAAAAAGTCTTGGTCACCAGTAAGACGGGCTTTGGCAGCATTTAGCATGAAGCCATAAATGCCACCCCATTCAGTCATCCGATATATTTGTTCACCAGTTCGTCCTTTTATACTATAAGGACTAATAGCTTCTTGTGGGCCTAAGCCACCCAGACCCGGGATGGTTCCGTAGGGGATACCCTGCTCGGGAGTTCCTGCAATAAATCCTCCTCCATAAGGTTGCGGAAATGAGCCTCCTGCGCCCGGAAGAACACCGCCCGGGCTTGATCCGCCTCCCGTAATACCTCCAGGGCCAATGCCCGCGCCTGTAATGCCGTTATTTTCTCCATAAGCCCCGCCTCCATTTAAATAGTCTCCGTGCATCATCATAGGGGGTGAGAACATACCAGCTATAGATGGACCTATAAAGGGTATTTCTTCTGCACCCGAAGTTGTTAATGGATAAGGTCTATCTTTGTAATGTTTGATTGCATAGTGGTTAGGGTTAAAGAAGTTGCTCCAATATTCCCCTTCAGATCCATATTGTACATCTGTATATTGGTATCGGGACTTCATACGACGATACCAATTAGGAGAGAAGTTTGTTACTTTATCCCCCTCAAACCTACTGGAACCTAGTAGCCACCACCGGCCTTTTTTAATAGGCACACGTTTTTGACCGTAGTACTCTTGCTGAATCTCATCACCAGATTTTCCAAGTGTTTGGGTAGATGTACCTCCAAGTAGAAAAGATGCTGCAGCTCCGATAGCTAGGCCTTGAGGACCATATTTAGCCCCCATGGCCAGGGGCATACCAGCCCCTCTTAGAATAGACATACCAGAAGAATTAACAGATCCAGGCATTAAGCCTTCAAGATAATTAACACCCGCGGTAACTCCAGTAACGTCTCTTAGATAGGCTGCCCCGACTTGGGATGCGGCCAGTATATCGGCAGGGAGATCTAGTGGCCCATAATTAAATAGGGAGTGAGAAACATCATTAGTAGCTTGGAGCATTTTCCAGGCTGTATAAGCAGGCAACCAACGCTTAACTATGAGTTTCCACATTACATCTGAGGCAGATTTAGTTGTACGAGGATCAAAAGAACCAAATCCAATAGCTTCCATTAGTCTCATTGGCCGTTCGGTTAACCAGAAGGCCGCGGTACCAGGGAGATCATGATATGGCAGAAAAGCAAAACCCGACTCGGAAGTAGAGATTTTCCCACTAGCAGTTTTGAATTCCTTTTTTATAGTGGGGAAAACACTAGCTACACTACCTCGTTTAGAAGCGAAAGCTTTATTTTCGCTTGTGCCTACAGCTGCTTCCCCTATAGATTTAAGCGATTGCCAGATGCCTCCAGTACCCTCTTTATTTTTGATGGGTTGCCAGAGTCTTTCCCAGATAGATGGATACTCAGAAAAACCTGTTTGATGCATAAAGGGGACATCTAGTTCAAACCAATTTAGAATCTTTTGCATCTTGGTTGTAGGTTGGTTAGCAAAAACATGACCTAGATCCATTTTCCCAGGAGGTGTTTTACGATCTAGCATTGCACCTTGGCGCTGTCGCATAACACGGCCGAAGGTCTTTTCCCGGAAAACTCTTTCTCCACTCTCGAGTGTATGATAGGATCCAGTCTTTATTAAGAACCCACCTGACGAAACAGCTTTGCCTGTATTAATATCGAATAGATTGCCACCTATATAGGCAGCCCCCTCCTTACCTGCTTTGATACCAGGTCCGATAGAAGAACCTGCAGGGAACTTCATGAATTTAGTCCCCTGTTTAAGGGCCGCTGAGAATTCTGTAGGTCTGAATAATTGGAGAGGATTGAAATCTAGGATAGGAAGTTTTGTATGTTTAACTAAACCAGCTAGGGTAGTATTTATGATATTGCCGGCGCTGAACTTATTAAGATTAAGAATGGCTTGTTTTTGAGTATCATATAAAACATTCTTACCTAAGGATAATTGACCTGGATTTAGGCCAGCCCGCATTAATGGCTGAATGCCAAATTGGATATTACCATGCTTTAATGCATCAGCTAGAGTAGCTGATCTTATCCCATTGATAGTTTCGTTTGCGCCAGAAACAGTATATTTTTTAACCAGATCTTCTACGGCTGCTCGTTGCCCTATGGCAGAGAGTTCCGTATTAGAAATCTCTCTTCTAATTTGGTATATGAGATCGAGGTGTTTCTGGATGGGGAAACGAACTGCATCGGTAGAAGCTGCGTTTTTAACTTGGGCAAAGTTTTCTTGGAATATACTCCCAAACTCCCCTAAATTACCAAGACGAGAATCTTCTATACTCCGGCCAAGAGCTTTAGCCCATGGACGCATTTGAGTATCAAGGCGAGCAAGTGAACGTGCCATGTAGGGCATAGCAGTTTTGCCGCCATAGTAAAGAGAACTAAGGCCAAGAGCAGATGAAAGCAAACTTGAACTAAGGGGTTGACGAGATGAATCAGCTTGGTTATCTAGTTGATTCTGTTGAAAGCCACGAGTTGTGGCATAAGCGCCACCAACAGCGATAGCAGTTCCAACTGCTGATATCCATGGATTTTTATATCTAGCTTGGGCCCAAAAAGTAGCAGCAAGAACACTTGTGGTAGTGGCGGCACCGATACCGATTGTAGACTTAGACGGAGCAGCAGGAGCTTCGTTATTAATATTAGGACCCGCGGCCTTGAGGCCGAGGTAACCTGCTATGGAGGTGAGTCCTATTCCTGCTGATTTTAGGAAACTATTTGGTAGAGGCATGATGCTCGCGTATAATGTCTTCAGCTCGTTTACGAGCTTCCATTATTTGTTCGGGAGTAAGTTTTGCTTTTGCTTCCTGGCCCTTTTCCAAAATGTTTTTGGGTGTTTGGGTCAAATCTGGTATATCAAACTTTACTTGCATAAGTGATTCGGAAAGAGCAATAAGTCTAGCTAATTGCTTATAGTTCATGTTCTCTAGATCAGTTACCGTATAAGTAGGGAATGCTCGAGAGATGAAAGCCATCATTTGACCCATCATTGATGTAACCATATGACGTTGAAGATTAAGTTCATTAAGGAAATCATCAACCCCCATAAAACCAGAAGCCTGGACTACAACAGGTACTAATTGTTTAACTTCCCCCTCAAGTAGTTTATCATCTAGTACTTCTTTTGGTGGGTAGAGGATAATGTTATCAAGAATAAAATTTTCTGCTTCGTATGTTACTTCTTCTTTTATACATAAAGTATTAAATACATCAAGTTCTGATTTTGACATTAATCTGAATAGAATAGTGATGCCAGATTCTGGTGTCGGCCATTCTAGTATATCTTTATATTTTGAGAGAAGTTCTAGTTTGGCTTCTTTAAGAGATAGAGTCATTTTGAATCCGAGGAGGAATATGGTGGAGCCACTGGGCTTGAACCTGCAACTCTTATGTAGAAAATCTCTACTTTCATGTTAGAATATTGGTGGAGGTACCCAGATTTGAACTGAGTTTCGGATCGTGCAAGGATCCTGTTTTCCCAAGTAAACTATACCCCCAAGGTGCAACATGAAGACTTTAACATCAAGATGTAAGTTCTGTCAAGGAGTTTTTGAGGCTCCTCTTAAAGAACTAAAGAGAAACAGAGGAAAATTCTGCTCTCTAGCTTGCTCCTCAAAATACGGTGCTTCTCTTCGAGAAAAGCCGAAGCTAAACGTCAACTGTGCTCTTTGTAACAAGCCATTCTACAAGAATACCTCTAAGCTTAAGCTATCAAAGCATTCTATCTACTTCTGTTGTCGCAAGCATAAGGATCAAGGTCAGCGCATCGGTGGCATCTTAGCCATTCAACCTCCACATTACGGTAACGGACATAGTGAATATAGAGATGTTGCTTTTAGAAAATATCCAAAGCAGTGTAATCGCTGTGGATATAATAAGATTCCTGGTGTTCTAGTAGTCCATCACAAGGATAGAAATCGTAAGAACCCTGTTATAGAAAACCTTGAAATCCTATGTCCAACCTGTCATCAAGAAGATCACTATTTGGCTAAGGATGGTCTTTACAACAAACTTTCATGATGCTTGCAAAGCAGAAGTTATCCCATTTAACTATAGCCCCACATAAACAAAAGGCCGGGCCCTGTGTGAGAACCCGGCCCCTTAAGAAGAGATAGGCTAGTAAATTTACACTGGTTCCGTAAGAATGTTCTGTGTAAATCCACTTAGTTCTAGAACCTTATTAGAAAGCATTGGGACGTATCCACTAGGATCATCATCCCAATTGTCTTTCTTGGGCCAGAGAAGAGTTGTTTCGACGATCTTTAACATTGCAAAATCGCCACGCTCTTCTTGTGGTTGCTCTTCAGTCAATTTGTCAATCCGACGGTGTTCAGCCCTCTTAAGCCGGCGTACATAAAACACATCATCCGGAGTAAACGAAACCTTGAAGATCTTACCGTGTTTCGTTTTTAGTGCTTCAATGTCTAGTTCATCACCCATTGCAATTGCCTCCTAGGTTTACTAACTCTATAATATTACCATTAAATAATGGTTATGTCAAGCCTATTCACCCATCTGAGTTACCAGACGTTTGGGTATACGGGTAAGAGGAGTATCCACGCCTTTTGCTAGAAAAGTAAAGACTTCCTGGATAGGTTCCCCTGTCATGGCTACTTGGATTGAGTGACCAGTTATATGAACATCATTGATAATCTTAACTGTATGGCTACTGAGGTACTCATCCTGTACTCTACGGTCACCTGGATAGTTCCCGAAGGTAATCATTATATCAAAACCAGGTAGATTATCGGGAGGGAGTACCGCCATTTTCTCTGGTTGGGTCTTGGAGTCTAGGCCCCAAAAGTAGCTCTCGAGGATAGATACTTTATCCTCAAACTCCAATTGAGCGGTTTTGCCCGCGGTTTCTTTGTCAAGAATGTTTACATAGTCTAGGTCACTAAGACTAACTTTCTTATTCCGGACATCTAAGAGGAACTGTTGGACTGAAGCCTCGTCAACTGTCCCATCAGCTCCTGCACGACTTACTGAGTGATCTTTATCAAGCCATTTACTAACAACCATATTCAGGAAGTTAGTATGAGTATAGTTCATTGAGAAGGCACCATTTACTAACTGAGTACCTCTCGCCACTAAATCATATTTCTGGGATTTATATCCATAGAAAGGACGTTTGTTCTGTACCATCTGGTATTGGATCATTGAGATTTCATTAAGCCAGATGTCACCTAAGAATATAGCTACTTGACTACCGCAGAAATAATCAGTTGTGTATCTCTCAACCCCCGAACCCCGGGACTGATCATTAAAGCCAATACCAGAAGTTTCCGATTCGGTTGTTGGTTTAAGTGTTAATCTGTCCCCGTTGAATAGGGTGTTTAACCAACTAGATGATCCCAACTTGACTTTCTCCGTTTTTTGTTGTACCATATTGCTGGTGTTAGCAAAATGGTCACTGGAGGATGTATGAAGGCCTTCTTTATTGCTATTTCCCTATATATTATAACGGTTTTTAATGCTCAAGCCGACATTAAGGTGTTTGCAGACTTCACTAGAACCATCTATAGTCAAGAAAGTCCCGGAAAAAGGGCCTTATTCTTCAATTTTGACACCATCCTGGAGGCCTTGCCTTGGCTTGGTAGTACTCTATCTACTTCCGGAGGTGGGGGTGGGGATCCAACGTCTCCAAATGGGATGTCGAAGACTCTAGCGCGTAGATGGTTCCAGTCCAATGTCATGTATGCTGTCTATAAAACTCAGTCTGGAGCTGTTGTAGTTGGTTACCGGATGAGCAAGGAAGAAAACAAGAAGTATGAACGAGTAGTAATCGCTGATTATGATGAAATCTTACCTTCAAAAGAACCTTGGATAGCTTATGACATCACCTTTGTTCTGATGAAACAACTTTCTGATAATTTCTTATTAGCTAACAATGCATATCAGTACTGGGAATGGATACCTTTTGAATCACCTACTTGCGGTAGGCATGGAAAGTGGCTACATCCCTTTCAAGATCACCTGTCGTTACTTCACCCTATGATGCGACCTGTATTTAATACTACTCTATATCGAGTCGGTATTATCGGTATTAGTAGATAGTATTAGAAGTAAGTACCTGGCCGGTAACTGTATCAAATTTATAAATAGTTTCAGGGACCATAAGATTAGTGGCCCGAAGTGGTTTCCCCTCTAACCCTGGGAACATAACATCCATATCGTCTGCCACATAACTATGAGAAGATTCAATATAAATATCATTGACTGACATAGTTTGACTTTCATCGACGAATTGTACACCATATATGTTAAGGTTGGCCTGGTGTCCTAATTCATTAATGAAGATACATGAAACATCAAATGGAGCCATCTGGTGACCCTGGAGAGAATAGGCTGCTTCACCTATCCCATTATCCAGACGAGCTTTCTGTTTGGCAATATCGTAGAGAGCATAACGATCAAAGACTGCGAAGATCATTGTACCTGCTACTGTAACTCCACCTGCTGTATAGCCTTTTGGATATCTATAACCTAAAGCTCTAACAGGGTATCTTTCACGGTGGACAGAATAGGTTAATGTAGAGAGATTCCCAATGGTAACAATATTCCCATCATCGGTATGTACAATAGCTCGGATATCGCATCCCGAAAAACTATTAGTACTACCAAAATAATTCGATCTGCTTGTAGGCAGAATCGGATCGTTGATACGATCTAGATCTGAAGGGAAGCCAGCCATGGGTATTCCAGGAAGGAAAGATCAACCGCCCAGTGGAGGGGATACACCAGGCGGTTGCACAACCGGTAATAAGAAGTTATGGAGTCTGAGTTTCAACCAGCGCAGGAATATCGGATAGGTTAACAGACCCACCGAGGTCCATAATGTCGATGCCAGTTGCACCATATTCGACGGGTAGAAGAGGAGTCTTCTCACGAGCGACATAGGTGAATGCAGCTTCATTAACAATATCATCAACTGAGATTCCTGAACCTTCGTTCAAGAATTCCACTCCCAGGATTGACATCGAGGCAATTTGCCCATATTCGTTAGCGCCCGTTAGCGATACGTCAAACGGAGGGATTTCGTCTGCATACTGAGGGGTGGCCAGGAAAGCAATAACGTTCTGGTCTACCTGATCAACAGGCACAGCCGGCAATCCGAACACATGTCTACGAACCGCATTTTCATCAGACTTGGCTACATAAGTAGACCGAGCTGCGATCTGATGAACAGGATCACGGTCAAATATAATAAACACCATACTTCCGGCGATCCCACGCTTCCCTCTCGAAAACGAGACAGCATTGACTTTACCCATCACGAAGATGGGAGCCTTTTCTCTCGTAATCGAATAAGAAATACCTTGGATCTCTCCAATCCTAAGAGTATCGATATGAGCTACCATATCACACCCAGAGAAGGAGGTATAGGTTCTAGTGTACTGGCTTGTTGTAAGATCAGCCATGGTAAGACTCCTTAACTATGAAGGACTTCAGTTATTTTATTACCCTTACTTCTATTTTCAGAAGCCGAAATTACTTGTAAGTTCCATGGCAGGTGTAAACCATTGAAATTTTTTCCTCGTAATGGATGAATATGATCCACTTCGTGTTTAACTCCTGTCGTTTCTGTCAATTCCCTTGCTTTTCTATACATTTGTAAGGTGTATATTTTCATTATTTCTTTAGCCCAAGGTGGCGTAGCATTAAGATGTGTGAGTTGATATCTTCTGATCCCCGCCATGTGCTTCTCAGGATTAAGAGCTACCCATTTTTTACGACTGGATCTCATCTTCTCTTTATTATTGTTATACCAGACAAGACTGGCTTTTCTTATTTTGTCTTTGTTTGCCAACCGCCATTTTTTATCGTTGAGTCTAACTTTCCCTTTATTATTTTGATACCAGGTATGTAAAGATTTTTTTACCTTATCCGGACTTTTTATTCTAAAAGAAGTGGATCTTTCTTTATTACACTTTTTACAATCGTGAGATAATCCATCTTTTCTAGAGTTATTACTATAGAACTCTGAGAGAAACTTGGGCATTTTACAAGCAGAACATCTTTTCATAATTGGACCTGGAGGCAAGTACCTTAAGGTACTCGCCTCCAGATCTGCCATTGTTCTCCGCTCCTATAAGTGCGGTTATTAGTTAATTAAAGGCTCGATGACATATTAACTACGAAGTCAATTCTGCGTGTCTCAGTGTCAGGGACAATGGACAACTGAATTAACATTCTGCCAAGAACCCGGTCAATAGAGCTGGCGATAACCTGGAAGTCATACTGGCTGATACCTTTGCCAACAAACTTCCGGTAAGCCTTATCTAGTGAGGTTTTGAGTGATGCTCTCATAGCGTCACTATTAGGTTCACCAATAAAGGGATCCGCAATATTACGGGTCACTTTCTTGATGGCATTGATAATACGCATCGTTTGTGTGCGTCTGTAGTCAGAAGCAGGTCTGGCAGCTGAAGCTCCGTCAACCACAACTACACCGCGGTTGGTTTGCTTAGCTGTTACATGACCTACGTGGCCTAGATCACTACCTTCTAGAAGATCTGGCCGGCTCTGAGTTAGATTGTCTAGTTGAAGCTCTGAGAACTTATAACGCAAACCGGATACACCACCCAGCGATTTGTTAGTCGGACCACTCTGAGGTGCAAGATTAGAAACCAGACCAGCATATGCAGATCCACCAGGACCTGTATAAGTAGTAGTCCCATCATTGGCGAATGCAGCATTTACGAAATTAGGTTCAATGGCTATAACTTCGATAAACTTACCAATGTCAACAGGGTTACCCTTGCGATCTGTTAGCATTTCAGCATCGCTAAGAGGAGGCAAGCCATAGTTGACAGAATCATTGGCGAAGTTGGAAGCGATAAAGCCTGGGAGACCACTCGTATCTCCAGCCATTTCCTTTTCGCCTAGTAGGCCAGTACCATTGGCCGTAATAACACCCAATGTATTCTTGGTAGGAGCTGTTCCTACATATCCTGCAACATAGGTTAGGGTACCAGAAGCAGCTGGCTCTACGTTGATAATACCAATGACTTCGTTGTTTTGGGCATTCATCTCAAAACAATGGAATGCTAGATCATAGGCGAAGCTTAATGATCTATTATTCACTACAACTTTGTCAAAGGCATAAGCATCAACAGGGAAGAGAAGGTCGAAATCTGTTTTGTTCTTAAGAACACCATAGATATACTTAAGGGCTCTACGGTATACTTCTTTGTCAATGATATCAGTGCCGCTAAACAGATCATAGCTGATCTCAGTTGTTGGATCCACGAACACAGCCGAGTTCCATTTGCCGAGGTTTACAGTGTAAATACGGTTAGCGCCACCAGCCGATAGTTCATAAACGGCCTGAGTAAGAGTGGAACCATCTTTCGCAAAACCATAAATATAGTCGGCTTCATCACCCTTAGCTAGAAGGATGGGATTGTCGCTATACGTAGGGCGTGTGCCACCAGCAACTTCATGCTGTGTGGTGAGAGCTGAAGAAAAACCTATGGCCATAACAACATCTGTAGCCATATTTGTAGCATTGATGACAATGCCACCATCAGTCAATTCGGTCTCGAGTACCGGTAGATTCACAGTCCGGGCCATCTGTATGCTCCTTTAGAGGTGTTCCAAGAGTTCGGTGGTGCCGGTGCTCATGCCTGAAACGAAAGGATTAGCTTCAGGCGTAATCACGTATCCGCTGGACGACAACCCAGCAATTTCACGGAGGAAGGCTTCTTGCTCTTCATCCGGGTTTTGATTAATTCGCATCTCCCAATCAATCTGTGTAATCAGGGTTTTGGGGGTTATCGAGATTTCTTCGGTCCCCACATAATATCTCAAAGATACACATGAGATATCATCCCGCCATCTGGTTACATCTTTATCTTGGGCTCGTTCCCAAAACTCAACTCGTCTGAATCCTTGCCGAATGATGGACCCTTTCATGTATTCCATCATTATCTTAAACCGAGTGGCTAGGTTCCCTGCATTTCTCCCTGTTGAACTCCAACAGTCGAATCTTACCAGATTATCCATCGGCCGGCCTTCAATATCATAAGCGATACCCGGCTGATCATCTACCAACAAATACTCTCTATGCTGTGCGCCTCGTTGCTTTTCTGTTCCGAATGCCTTGTTCATGCCGGCTGGGCCTTGCCATTCAAGTGTAAAGGTTACAAGGTCAGCAAACGGATTCAGGAAGTAAAAGTCATCTAGACTAGTTATACTACTCCTCACCTTAGAGTTCGAGGCTTCGTGTACTTTCTTCTGAGGATAACCTACCAGAAGAGGTACCCAGGTATCCTTAGATCTTTTAAGGATATTCCCCTGGAAAAACTTAAGTGCTCTTAGTGTAATTGTACTAAAATCTTCAATGGTTCCATTTCGGTCCATCTTTACCCGAGGTAAATCCGGGTACGAAAGTGTTCGTGGGGTCGTCGGGAGGACCGTACCATTTAAATTAGTGACACCAAAAAAAGAGGAGCCCATTTTACTCCTCTGAGCCCGATTTACCCATATATATTATAACCACATCATAATGGGTTATAACATTTTTATTGAGCGTTTTATAACGAATTATGCCGCTCACCATTCCTCCCGTTCGCATATTGCCCTTATAAACTCAACTCTTCCGTTATCTGCTCGATAGTTGATTAACTGTATTATCTTAAACTTTTCAATCTGATTGGCAAGACCATTATTAACTGGGAGACCACCCGATAGGTCTAGTTTAAGTTCTACTATTTTGTCCACATCGGCTATTGGGGTGCTATATTCAAAGAAATAATTAAATCCCATTATGGCTACTATGCCCGGAGGTGTTTCTTCATAAGAGGCAAGAATAGAACCGCTCTTGGAACCTATCATACTTCTATAGGCGGTATAAGGTACATCGGAGTATACGAAACCTTCGCCATGGCATACTGAACATTTCGTATCAGGCTCTTTATGTTTTTCCCCAATATCACTATCCCAAGTTGATGAACCAGTGCCACCAATCATACATGGACACTGGCTTGTCATATGACGAACAAGAATTTTGTGGCCTTGAGGAGGATGGTGAATGTCGCCAAATAAGATTTTATGAAGTTCTGCTCTTAGGTCGATATTCCCTTGTGTTGCTCCACCTGGATATAATGACGTATTACTTATGGCTGTTCCGGTAGGATTAGTTGTTGGGGTCCAAAAGTTTGTCATTTAACTTAAGCCTTTTGATTCAAACCAGGAAGAGTACCAATAAAGTTGGTTCTACCCTGGGGTTTTGTTTTATCATTGAGACCCCACACGAAACTTAGTGCGGGTTTCCACTTGGCAGCGCCAGTAATATAATCCAACCAATCTTGAATCTCTCCTTTAATCCCTTTCTTGGGATTGCCCTCGAGACTCTCGATAATGGGACCAACTGTAGATGCATAAATGCTCCCGCCACCTTGAGTGATCTTGAGATCATCAAGAGCTTTAGCAGCGCCAGGTCCACCACCCAACATAATACCGTCGATATAATTATTATACTTGGCTCTTAAAAGATCATACCAGGTTTTAGCTAGTACAAATCTTTTTACATATTCGGGGGGACCGGTAACTGGGTCTACAGTAAAGGCTGGTCTAGTTACGGTTACTTCTGAGCCCGTATAACGGTTAGATGTAAAGGGTTGGATTACCGCAGGTCTGCCGGCAGAATACCAATTAGCTAAGATAGAATTGGAGTGAATAATTCTTAGTATAGTGTCATCAGGTATATCTGAAATCATTGGACCCACAGGCATTAACCGCACATGGTTTACGCCGACATATAAAGGATCTAGTTCGGTGGTGAAATAGAATGAATAATCCGCGGCAAGGGTTGAACCATCGGTAGCTGTAACAGTTGAAGGAATAGTAACAGTGATTTCACGGTTTGGTTCAAACACCTGGTTATTGTCAAATGTAAATGTAGCTTGCCATAGTACAGATGACCAAATACCAGTGGATGAAAGATCTACAATAGGACGAAATGGATCCTGTAATACATCTTGGCTGATAATAGTTATACCATGAGGATCGCACAATTCACCCGAACCTGTTATTGAGGACAGCCGAACTGGTTTATTAAAACAGATTTTAAGTGTTGGATCGCCGTTACTATCAAGATAAACACCAGAAGGATCGAGACCCCATTGGGCATTCGCAGGTGTCGTAGAACGAACTGCGAAGATAGTCGAATACGTAACACCTGACGGATAAGTAATATCAGTAGGCACACCACTAGGAATAGTTACTGTTGGGGGGGTAAGAAAACGACCATCATTAGTAGTAAAAGTAAATCGATAGTTCCCAACTAATTCTTGTACATCACCCCATGCATCGGGAAGTGATTTGACACCATCTTCACCGCCAACTACTTCAACAATATAGTCATGGCGAACTAAGAATGGATTACTTGGACTGAAACTAAGTATACGATTAGTGGCATCATATGCCCGAATACCATCAATAATATTGAAATCTTGATCATATACAATAAACGTTTCGGCTGTCATGGTGGTTGAATCCATGTCAACATCGAAAGTTATTGCAATGTTTTGGCGAATATAAACTTCGTCTGCCTGATCAATCGGATCTGTGGAAACAATAGAAGCCATTCGGTGAACCCCTAAATAGAAAAGCCGGTAGGCAGGGGAGACCTACCAACCGGCTTTCCGGTGCAAAGAGAGGGTTAAGTGCTAGGCTCAGACGTTACGAACTACCTCTGCAACACTCGACACAGACAGAGTATTGGTGAAGTCGTAGGTAGGAACCATAGCGATGTTACGAGCAACCACGACGGACTTGCCTTGAGAGAGTGTACCTGTTCCGTACATCTCCATGATCTTCAAGGCCTTGATGTCCCTTTCAGGATCATCAAACTCATCGGTTGTTACGTCTTTCTTCTGTAGGATTACGCCGGTCTCGGAACTATCGAGAACGGTGATATCCGTAAGAGGACGAACAGCGAGAGAAGAACCATCAGTGATCCCGGTGACTGCACCAGGAGCAGTTCCATCCTGCTTGGTTACGGCTGCACCCTTAGCAATAAAACGAATGTAAGGGGATACCAGAACCTTAAGAGCCCAGGGGAAAATTCCTGCTGGGATTGCAGTTTGGAAAGTAGCTGCGTTGGGGTTAATGGTCTTCATTCTGAAGTTGGGAGAACTGTCCCAGCTGGTAGCGCCCTGCGTCCCGGAGAAATTGCCACCGAGATACTGGTTGCCTGCCATCCAAGCGATCTGTTTCAGAAGAGGATCTTTTGCCATCATGGCCCAAGCCATGGGGTGCATCATGATTGTATCGGGGGTGAAGCCTGTCTGAACTAGATAGGCCATCATCTCAAATACGTTATCAAGGTGCATTCCACCATTAAGAGCACCTGTCCGATCAACACCCGAGGATCCGCCCAGTACTGCGGCAGACTTTTCTAGGTTGTCGATAACCTTCTGGCCATACGTATTAAACGTTTCGGCGCAGATGGTTTCTTTCTTACGGGCAAGAGCGCGGCCGGCTGCGCGAAGGTGAAGACCGATGACATCCCACTGAGAGTCGTCGATCATTTCCTGGGTAATCTTCACTTGGAGACCATACTTGGTCACTTCCAAGCGAACCTGATCACCCCCAGAAAGGTCGAGGGACTTCTCGGGATAACGAGAGCCTTCAGGAATAGCTTCGGCAGTTAGGGCACCGATAGCGGGGAACTTGATACTGGTCCCGCTTACCAGGCGGATAACTTGGAACAAGGGACTGATAACCAGCCGTGGCTCCATAGCTTCCATAACCGTGTTCGCAATAGTCTGCTTTACGAACAGGGTTGCGTCTGTAGAAACCAGGAGGTCCTTGACCTTGAAGCGATTGGACTCGTCCACAAATCCATTATTACGGAAAGCCAACTCGACTTCCCGATGGATCTTGTCCTTGATCTCCCGTTCCTGCTTTGTCTTCTCGTCATTAATCATGGGTCTCAACTCCTCCTGATAAACCGCAATTAGAACGTTAGCCGGATACGAGCAGCTTTAGTTGCTCCGGTCCAAGCCAGTGCTGCTGGGAAACCACCCGTCTCAGAGCCTGGCGTTTCTGAGTAAGGATATGTCATGACGTGCTGTAGCATATCTTTGGGGAAGTCAGTATCGATGGAAAGTACGGTACCGATGACCTGGCTAGCAGCCACGCCATCCCACTTTACAATCTTCCCGTTCGGATCGCTCATTACCTTATTACCTGGCTGCAAAGCGATGAAGGAACTTGCGCCATAGGTAATGGCAGCAGCTCCGGTCACGGATGCATAGGCAATAGGACCAATCTTGGCCTTAGCAATTGCAACACCTGCTGCAACACTTGTTGGGGATCCTAGATCGGCAAAGGTGAAATAAGGAACTTCGATGACATACTCACAAAGAATGCCCAGGGCGTCTGTCTGGTTCTTGTAGTTCAAATATCGGCCCCGAATATCCTGACGAGCATCAACCATCAAGACTCCGATAGGCTCGTTAGCAGAACGGGTATAAGTTCCCGCTACAACTGCTAGTGTGCCATTCGAATCCTTAACGCCTGCGTCAACGTCGTTCATCGTGTACGTATCAGTTGTTGCATTGCCACCGTTAGCAGGAACAAGATTCCCATCAGAATCAAGTGCTACGATGGTCCCCTTAGGAAGTACGATCCAGTCATGAATATTCATATCCATGAAATTTACTGGAAGGTATGCCGCGGGCTTTAAGGCAATTGCCGGTGCATCCGACTCGCTAACCTGAAAGTTAGGCCGAGTACGGCTTACATAGGGCCACTGCCGAACTGGAAGAGCCGAAGAAGTACCCACTGTTTCAGCCATTTGCTACAAACCTCCGTTTTGTATTACGTTCTTTATTACTAAGAATTACTAAGACCGCGGATTCCATTTCCCGTTAAGATATCTCTTTAACAGATCGGCAACTGGAGTCTCATCAATTACTTTTAGAGCCTTTTCTAACTCGGTATCCGCAACCGGGTCAGAGTCACCAATCTTAATAGTAGAAGGCTTCACTTTCGAAGCCTCTTTTAGACTAGCACTCAGATCTTTAATCTGATCGTCGATGGATTCAATAGCGCGGGTCTGAAGTTCATCTTCCGCAGCCTTGCATTCATCTTCTGTGGTAAACTTCACAAGGTTTAACCGCTGTTTCAGATCTAGTATCTGGGTGATCTTCATTTTCCGAATCTGGGACTGAAGATCAGTAAGAAGTTTGCTAGCAGCATCCTTCTCGCTCTTTTCAGTCTGGAGTTCATCTTTCAGATTCTTGTTTTCCTCTTCGAGGGCCTTAATTTTAGTATCCTCTACTGGAGGAGTGGGAATCGGTGCGGCTGGTATAGGTTCATTTTTTAATTTTTCATCCTTAGGAGGTTCGGGAATAGGAGCCACTGGGGGTTCAGGTTTCTTTTCATCCTTAGGAGGCTCAGGAACTGGGGCCGCGGGTGCGGGAGCAGGATCCGGAGTTGGGACAGAAGCTGTTTTCTGGTCTTCAATCTTAACTGGGGTCAACTCGGGTTTCTCCACTTTTGTTTCCTTCTTTTTGAGATCTGTTAGGACCTGGAAGATTCTCTTGCCGTATAATCTGTCCAACTCATCAAGGGAAGTTTCATCGTCAAGCTTAATGCCCTTGCCTAGAGAATCATTGATCGCATAAAGTTTGATCAGTCTATTCTTCGAGTCTGCAACCTGAGCCTTAAGTATCGTTACGTCTTTGTAGTCATAAGTATGGATGATCTGATCTTGAGCATCTGCACTTACTTCTCTTGTGACAACTTGAGCGAAAGGATCTGCTGGTGTGTTAACGAAAGAAACCTCATCCCAGACAAAATCCCCACCAACCCAGTAGGCAAGATCTTTCTTGCCCGAATCTTCATCTTCGTATTCTTTTCCAAATCTGTGTTCGCAACGACCATCTTCTAGCCAGTTCTGACCACAGATGGAACATGTCATTTCGTCTGTCTCACCACTTACAGAGACGGTGAGGTATCTACCATCCAAAACTTTCGCTACTGCATCGGGGTCACTAACACTTACCAAGTTCTGGATATGGCCTAGACCCCGGAAACTGTAATCAGCACGTTGAATCGAGTTCCTAACATCTGGGATTACAGACGGTACTGTTGACCGCCAAACTGATGCTACCGTTCTTCCAAGTGGTTCTGTATGATAATCATGGTTCTTTAAAAGAGGCTTATTAAAAGGCTCTACCCATGTCCGAACCGACTTGTTTAGTCTTTCGGGCTTATAGTACCCGAAATTTCCATTTACAATTCCACCATGCGTTACAGCTATTTCAGATAGTAGACCGATTGGTGAATCACTACCTCTTGCATCCCGAACCATATTGGCTACGCGTTCTTTAGCTTTGCCAGTTATTTGGCCTAGGGAATCCTCAATGCTAAGGGCTTCAAAGATTTTAACTGCTTTAGGCATTGGGTTCCTCTACTGCTTCAAGGTAGCATTCGCAACTACCGTGATGGGGTGGAATGTCTTCCGGCTTAATAGATGCCAGAGTAATTTCCTTACCATCCTGGGCCTTACAAGTTTCACAAGCTTCATCAGTAGCACGATTTATTGCTTTGGTGTGGCCATTACGTTTGAGAGCGACGGCGAAACCAAAGTTAAATGCTTGACTTATACCTGATGATATTGAGGAGTTCACATAAAATTTCCTAGTATCGAAAACCGCAGAAATCTCGCTGGACTTCTCGGACATACTAGGGATTGATTGGCCCAATATATTTATAACATCTTTTCGTAGATTTGCCACAGTTTTCCGTATATATTTCCCATATTGGTCAAGTACCTGTCTAGATGTTGCGTCTTCTATAGCCTGTCTAGCGGAAAAGACTTTTCCAGGAACTGCAGAAAGGTATCCATCTTCAAAAGCCTTATCAATATAGGGTTTTGAAGTTTGAATGGTGTAATCTTCGAGGACGCCAAAGGTCAGTTTTAGTGATTCAATATGTGTCTCTTCTGGTGAACCAGAAGTTAGTTTCACCATGGCTAAGGTGTCTTGCCTGGCATTTTCTAACTGCTGACTAAGAGAAGAGCGTAGCGACTGTATAAGTTTGGAATTTTTTAAACGTGTGATAACACTTTTGTTGGCATCTCGTGTCTTTTTGGGAGATGACTTTTTACCATGCTGATTACTTGGTTGATCTGCATTAGCAACCGAAGCTGCTGCACCAGCTGAAGCTTTAACCTGAATTTCGTATTCAGCAAGCTTGGCAGGCCCGAACATATAGAAAAATAGTTTTTCTACTTCTTCTGTGTTAGTAACATCAATAACTTCTTTACCAACTTCCATACGGAATTCGTCAAAGGTAATGAGATTATTATTGAATTTGTTGATGGCGTGATTTTCTTTCTTGATACGCATGTCAACGTCAATTTCGTTAAATACAAGTTTTACTTCTACGGCTGAGGCTTGGTCATAAGTCTCATATCCACCTTCTTGTAAAAGTTCTTTAATAATATATTCGTTGAAGAAATCTTCCACAACTTGTTGATAGAATTTGGCCTTTTCAATAAGTCCACGATCTATAGTTTCTGCTGAAGCTCGAGAAGCACCAGCCGCACTACCAAACGAAGTCTCACCTATGCCTAGACCCTTGATGACACGTTTTTGGAAATATTCTAGATATTTGGAAGCATCAATAGCTTCACCTTCAGCACCTAGTACTTCTATTTTATGGCGCTCTGGAGTTACGAAACCTCCACTTGTTGGCATGTTCTCTAAATCAGTAATTAGTTTTTCAATTTCTTCGTCTTGCGCCGGCTTATCTTCGGTCCCGATAATATATTGATAGAGAGGAAACAGATGTTGATGGACTAATAGCTCAACGTTTTCTTCAAGTCTACGAAGTGTCTGAACATCAGTTAGAACTGGTTGGATGAATGGTGTACCGAGATTATTACGTTCACTTCTATAGCAAAAGAAGTGGACCATATCTTCTACTTTTACTGTCTTTTCTTTGCTACCACTAGCTCCCTCAGCAGTTTGTTTTACAACATACTTTTTAACGTTTCCATTTTCATCCCGATTAGGAATCGTTGCCGTAGCGTCAAGCCGAGCATATGCAGAAATAGGAACTAAAGGTTTGTCGGCAATAGTAATAGGTTTGCCACTGGAAAATTCTTCATCACGATATTTGAAGACGAAACAGTTAGAGTAGTGAATTACATCGGATAGAATTTCTTTTAGAAGAACGGATGTAGGTTTTTGTGTAACGATAGCAGATTCTGCTAACCGTTGTTTGATATAGGCCGCAGCTTCAGTGTCTTTTGATACTAATTCATACCCACCATTTCCAGCCTTCTCGAGTACTTTAGCAAAAGCTTGAAAGACTAAGCCTTCATTATCTGAAAACCGGTCTATAACTGTAAGATCGTAATCTTGTTTAACTTCACCCGTAGTCGTAATTGTCCCGCGGGTAGTAGTTGGGGGGTTGTTCGCAAGGGCCTTACGAAGAACCTTGACCCGAGCAGGATCAAATACGTCTTTGATTTGTGGTTTGGATCCTAAACGCGAAAAGAATGAAAAGATACCCATTTTATTCATCAGCCTTAAGTTTATTTATCCAACCCAATACTCGCTCAACCTCGTTCTTAGGAACCTTTTTAAGGCAGTCATCAAATTGAGCACGTTTAGTATCAAGACCCGAAGTGCCAGGATTTACATCTTCGCCTGGTTTGGCATCGTCTAGATCAAACTCGTTACGAACCTGATTGAAAAGGAGTCTAAGTTCTTCATCTGTCGGGACTTTAGAGTTTTTGCAAAGTTCTCCATATCGACGAGCCTTTAGGATGACATCTATTAATTTTAAAAGTCTGCGTATATATTGAGATTCTTTTAAACCATCAATATACTCAACTTGGTATTTGGTTTGCAATTTAATGCTATTATTGAGATCTACTACTAGGTCTAGGAGGGTTCGCTCAAGATCCCCTATAAATTTTAACAAATTTCCAACGAATATGTTCCATGAAAGACAGGCACCAACTTTAAAAGCCGCTGAGTCCACTTGTAATTGAAGTTGTTTACGTAGTTTAGCGTTAACTTCATCGAAAAGGTTGTATAAAATGGACAGAATTGAAGACAGGAGCATCTTTTCAATGGTGCGCCACAAATTAGCAAGAGCAGAGTCTAGACTCTCAAACATTAAGGCCTTACGGTTTAGACTTATTTTTAGGATAGCCTGGGCTAGCTTGAGAAACTTAAGTTCTTGAGCGCCAAGAAATTTGAATAAGCAGCAGAATAGATTATCAACAAATCTTCCTCTTAATAAATTATCCATATTAGCTAGAGCAGATTCTTGGTAGTCTTTCTGAAGCAAGAGAACTTCTGCCATATCTTTGGGAATTTTGGCGGCGGTAGTCGCCGTATTTTTAATATAAGATCCAATTTTATCTGTTTGAGTAAGAGATTCTTTTTTGTAGTAATCAAAAATTCCTAGAGATGATTTGTACTGTCTACTTAGAGCTTCATAATGTACATATAGCATAGCGGCTTCAGGCCATTGATCTTCTTCCGAATAATAAGCAGTCTCTTGAACATGCTTAGCCAAAACAAGGGCGTCGAATCTTTCTACGTCTCTATTTAGCTTAGGACCATCAGCTATTGCTTTTTCTACCCAGTCTAGGGCAAACTTGCGGGCCTTATTAAACAACCATGCGATTCCTATAGTTTTCCCCGCATTAACAAGCGCTGCTCCAATTGAACTGGCAGCTTTAGATAAAGCAGTACCTATCCCCGGAGGAGTAGGGGGGATAGGAACGGAGATGGGGAACCCAGTTAGTGGATTCTTTTTAGGTTCTTTCCCTTCGACTAGACCATTAATTTTTCTCAATAACCATTTCATGGGAGTGAATACTATGGCGAAGATGGCAGAAGTAATGAGTCTTAGAATCGCCAAAAATAACATACGGAGTAGAATGGTCTTGCCTGGGTTCTCATTGAAATCTTTTGTTCGCTGTTCGCCACTATAGGGACCAGAATCAGGGTCACATATTTCCCCACCAGCAATTAGTTGACCTGCTACGAGAGCCGCATAATCATAGTTTTCATCGTCTGTTTCAATACCAAGTGTTGGAGTGTCTTCGTCAGAAATGTTTCTGGTTGAGGAAGAGCAAATACCGTTTGTACCACCAAAGGGATCAGTGAGAACATCATTCCCATTTCCCGCTAGGCGTTCTGCATAAGTTGTAAGTTTGTCTGGATCCTCTTGAGGGTAGTCCTGGGAAATGCCGACCATACGTTTATAAAATGCCCAGCAAGATTCATTTTTTTGTTTTTGGCGTAGGTATCTTTCTTGTATGATGGGCGGGAGACTCGAGCAAAGTCTCATGGTCTCCCCGCGTGTATCTAATATAGCACCAACACGATCAAAGAGATCTTGGAGAGAAATATAATCTTTTTCAAGTTGTTCAATATCTATTTCTGGTTGAGGGATGGGTGTAACAGACTGAGGCTTACCCGTTAAGCCACGAATAGTTCCATCTTCTATATGGCGAGGAGTGAATTTGGGCACCTTGCTATAAAGAGAATTTTTCTCATGAGATGTATTGATGCCCTTGCGTGTCATATTACCCTTCTTGTTGGTCTAGTAAACTGCTTACTGTTATATTTGCCACGGTCCCATAACTTATGAGCACGAAACCAGGATTTGTTATCTATGGGAATAACGCGGGGTCCTGCAATTAGACTCCGTTTATTTCCTTCACCTGTTTTGTCAATTACACTGATATAACCTGGTTCTTCATTGTCAGGTGTAGATCCGCTTTTCTCTCCGAAACGACCTCCGACTCTCATACGGGCAGTGTATATTGGTTCACCTAGATCAGTAAATTCCATAGTAAAGGCAAGTAGGGAGAAATTAAAAGCATCTAGAATATGATCCTTACCCTTATATACAGGTCGGCCATCTATTGTTTGATGATCGATTGTATAGTTCCCTAATTCTTTAAATAGATCTTTATCGGAGCGGTTAAGAATAATAAGATTCTTTTCAAAGAAACTTCTTGAGTTATTAACCATGAAAGGCTTCATATGCTTTTTGACAATCTGTTTGGTCGCCGGGTCATGTATCTCATGCATGGTACTCATATTCTTGGGTTTAAGTCTTTCTAGCATTTTGGATTCAGGATGCGCCATACCATATCTGCGAAGGTCTTCAATTTGGGTGCGCCCAAAACCATCATCTACATATATGGCCTTGGGTTGCCAGATACGATTAAGTTCTATGATTTTTTCCATTGATTGGTTTTGAGTAAATTCGGTCCCGCCAATTCCAACTCTATAAGCTATGCGAAAACGCCCTCTAATTCCTGCTTTATGATCTTCAGGAGTTACATATGAAGTGTCATATTCCATAACAACTATTTGGACACCATTTTTTTTGTCATTCCAATCGACACCCATCGTGTAAACGCAGCCGGCCTTAGGAAGCTGGGATTCATAGTCCCAACCTAGAGTATTACCATAAAACATATCAGCAAGTTCTTGAGCACGATAAAGCCATTGTTTTGGGTATAAGCCAGCTTCAGCACTTCCAAAGTCTGCTAGAATTTCATGTTCATACTCATTGGGGGCACTATGCTCATCTCGAGCTTCAGCCTCCATCTGCGTGTTCCAACCGGGGATAAGGCTAGATGGGAAGTGGAATTCTTTAAACCGGGGTTTACTACACCATTCTCTGAACTTGGTGTCTAAACCAGTAGGGGTAGAGGCAGCAATAAATTCTTTAATGTCATCTGAGTATTCGTTTGTATGGATAAGAAGAGACATGATGGTAGTGATATCAGCATTGGATAGACGATCAGCTTCGTCAAGGATAATAAGATCGGCTTCCTGACCACGAACAGAAGAGGCAGCCATCCCCGATTTTGTACCAGCTGTTAGCCCACGGATACGAGAACCATTTCGTAATGTCCAGGTAATAGTATCTTTTACGTATTTAGCTTTCGATGCCGCAATCTGGGGGCAAGTCCCTTCCCATTTAACGAACTGGTCGAAGATTTCATGAATCATGATTTCTTCTGGAGCTACAATAAGTACTTTCTTGTTGCTATTAGTGAAAGCGAAATGCATGGCTTTAATAGCCATAGCAATGGTATTATGGACAAATATACCTTCTGCACTAAAATTCTGTAAGTCGTAGTTAGGTTGATTTAAAATAGAAACGTCATAGGTTTCTATTACGCCTACATCTTTAATGGCAATTATATTATCCCAAATTACATCTGCTGATGCGTCATCTATTAGTTTTTGATTGTTTAATAGTTCGCCTATTTTGCGAACTTTATATCTAGAAGGGGAAGAGTTGGGTCTTATTCGGATAGACCCAAGAATATCTTGTGTATACCTCGAACCAACAAGTTTTCTAACCAATTCCCATACAGTTTTAGGAATGGTATCAGTTTGACCCTTCCCAGTGAATTCTGGTCCACCAAGAAGCGCGTCAGAAGCTTGTTTAGCTTCTTTAAGCGCTTTTTCTTTTCCTAATATCCCTATTTCTTTATAAAAAATATTAATAGATTCTTTATTGGTTAAAGATAATTGCCAGGCCGGAAATTGTTTACCATTACAGACTGCTTTTTTAAATTTTAAATAACTTTGAATACCAAATTTAAATAATAATTCCTGAACCCCTCTAACTAGTTCCTTGGATGCAGAACAATACCCGACTTCTCCTCTATTATTGCAGGTATTTACAGAGGCCCAACCATCTGTAGAAAATAATCTGTTAAGAAATAAGGCCAGAAGTTGTTTTTTTAATTTAAATATTTCTGGAGGGATAACTTTGTTTTTGGATAATTTTCCCATAACTCCATATTTTTTAAGAAACTCTATGCTTTTGTTTCTTTTACTTGTACCAAGTTTTCTACGGACGAAATAAGAAATATCTACTTTTTTAATATCGCAATTAAAAAACTGTCCTAACTCGAAAAATCTTTTAAGAATAATAGGATTAATATTGGTGAAACTTACTGTATCATTAGCACAACAACCGTCTCCTATTATGAAAGCAAGAAATTCGATTTCTTCTTTCAGCATTACGTCATTACCAAAGAAACCCTTTCTTTCTGTTGCTACCCGATCTTTGATTTTAAGTTCGTGACATTGTTTCCAGGTTGGACCATATAATAGAAATGGATGGTCGTGACTAGCTACTATCTCTCTTCCTGATGACAATATAATCTTATATGATCGTTTATTTACATTTTTTGAACAGATGGCCTTTTGTATAAAAGCTTTTTTTCCGTCAAAAGATATAATATCAATATTGTCGCCAACTAGATTTTTGATTTTTTGTCTGCTACCATCGGCTAGATGGATATATGTGTCTCCTGCTAAACATTTTCCAGTTCTTCTTCCACATCGAAAAGTCTTACGAGTAGCGGTGCATCTTAACATTAACTCTTGATACCATCGTGGAGTAATATTAAGAACCTTTTGGGCCCAGCGTACTGGGTCTTTCAAATCCCGAAGTTGATCTTTTTCCTCTTCGGTAAAACCATCAACAGGTTCCCCTTCTAATACATCATCTTTAATGAAGAAGCATGTACACATAGCAGCTTCATCACCGAAGCGTTTTCTGCGTTCAGCGAGACACTGAATACATGCTGGATTAGTAGGAGGTTTTAGGGGCATAAAGTATTACGTTTTCTTTCGTCCAAGCATCTTGCTGGATAAATATTTCATCATTATGTCTTCTGTTATACTCGGCATTTGGATAGAGTCTTGGGCTTCCGGATCCTCATTGCCATGTTTGGAAACACGATAAGTAATGCATTTTTCTGTACCATCTTCACCCTTATCCTCTACCGTATAAGAGGCTACAATATGAGGAATAGGTTCCATATCGCAGGAGCAAGGACTACAATGACAACAGCAGCAAGGCATACAATATTCTAAACTAAAATATGCGGATTTGAGTTTGCCCTTACCCGTTTTGCCGTCAAGAGTAATTTTTGTTCCTTCTGGGGTCAAGTCGCTGGTAATATTAATCTCTGCCACGGTAGTCTCCTTAAATTTGAAATTAACGATGGAGGAGGAACGCCTCTTGTCCTATCGCACTTCTACCATTATATTCGGAATTGTGAATTGCTTGCATAGCTCGCTGTCTATCTGTAAAAGCTGCCGTGGTTAGAGTTAGATGCCCGCCTAATTCTGGCCTTTCTAATTCGTATCCTAAACGTTGAATACCTTTAAATCCATGATAACTCATTCCATAAAGCATGGGAGCTAACATTAAAAAAGTACCAACACCCGTTAATCTACTAGCTACAACACCAGCTTTCCGCTTCATAAATGAAGAAGAAGCTGCAGAAGCAAACTTCTTTTCACTTAGTCTTTCTGCTGTTTTAAAAGTCTCCCCAGCATAGGCTCTGTCGGCCTGAGTAGACATAAACTTATCGTAGTTGCTGGAATATCGAGAACTATAATATTTACTAACAAAGTTTTTCCTAACAGTTGCATCTTTAGTACGCATCATTCCAGAAACGAGACCTGGATTCATCTGGGAAAATGCAGTTGGTTTATTAAAAGCAGTGGCAGCAAGATCTGAACCAACATAACCAAGTCCCAGGGCCAAAGCCCAGGCAGAGCCACCAGCGGGACTAGATTCTTGATAAGGAGGCATGATTTACCTATCGATTATTATGAGCACCAAGGACGATATCGCCACTTGCATTCATTCGATTCATTATACTTGAGATACCACCCATCGCTTCTACACGAGAACTAGATTCTTCAGATTGAGCCGGAGGCGTTCTACCAAAGGTGGCCGCGGCTCCCACACCAATCGGAGTTGCCGCTAGTAGACTTAGGCCTGGATTCTTATATATCCAACTCCCAGCTTTTAGTGCTCCCCAGGTTGCCCCACCAACTACAGTTTTGGCAACTGGAATAGCATTTTTAGCTATACTAATCCCTGCTCCTAGTCCGTACATTCCACCAGCTGCACCAGCACCTAGTGCTCCAACAGCTATTGGCTTAGCGGCAACTTTGGCTGTCTTAAATCCTAATTTTGCGATAGCACCAAGTGCACCAAAAGCTAGTTTGGCACCAGGTGGCGAAAAAAGAGCTAAACCAAGACCGGCAGCACCAGCTTGGACTAATTCTGTACCTGCTGTGTCTTCTTCAATGAATGCCATTATTATACCAGTGGCTGTTTTAGTCTATCAGTGGCTGAAGCCATTTGACCAACAGCCCAACGTCTGAAGTTTGTTCCTGCTCTACTATGGAAAGCAAGATCTCTTGTATGTTTAGCTTCCCATATAGCTTTGTCAGCATACCCTTTCATACGTGACCCCATCATACCCCGAGCAGCTCCCCCAATACCAACCCCGACACCGACACTACCAACTGCTGCACCCATAAACGGATGATCATTAGCTGTTAGATAAGCAGCGCCAGCTTGGGAAGCAGCAATAGTACTATACATGGCTACTTTATTAGATAGTGCCATCCCCATTCCTCTCTTAGCGAGATTCATGGTGGTCGTACCAACAGCTCCCATTCCTAAAAGAGCGCGTCCCATTAGATTACTAGTAATAATTTGCATTAAGAGTCTCCTAGACTATGCAACTTACTTTCCTTTTCTTCCTGTTGAAGACGCAGCAGCTGATCGAGCTATTTTGGTCATGGGAGTATTAGCATTTTTGTTATACCATGACATGGCCTTGTTATTCTTTTTGTATAAATCTGTCATCGTCTCTTTGCTGGATGTCATGCCTGATTTATTAAGCAAATTTGGGACATCCACAAATTCATTGGGATTGTTTTTCATTAGCAGCCACCTTTCTTTTTACGTTTCGCCATTTTGTTCCTCCTACTTACTGAAAACTCCCAGTTTTTAATCAGGGGTTTGAAAATTTTGGCCATTTGTCTATATTCTTTCCCAGCAATTACATGGAGAGTTTCTTCAGGAAATAACTGCATGAATAACTTTAGTTTTCGTTTGTCGCCCCGATTCCACAAACCCTTAACTTCAATCCACTTAGCATTCCATTTATTTGGTTGCGTTAATAGTTCAAAATCAGGTAGGTAACTAATGGTGTCTGTGAGATAGAATCTTTTAGGTTCATATCTCCACTGGAGGCCGATTAGGTTAAAGACCCGAGCTGTATTGGCCTCCCAGCTAGACCGAAACTCCATGGGTCCTAGATCTTGGCGGACTCCATGGTGAGTTTTAAACTTCCTAAGATGAATCTCGGGTGAACCCAAGTATGTATTTCTATTGCTCATAGCTAGTTTCATTATAACATTAAATAGGGCTGATTTAAAGGCTAAAGTGGGATTTTGCCAGGATATTGGGTATGTTTGTGGGCTTGTTGTTCTAGAACGCCCCCCAAACCCACTGTAGGACGTTCTTGTAAGATTTCTGTGGTTGTTTTTCTTACAATAGGTGCATATGGACGGGGAGGTTCATAGCCCCTCTTAACAATTTTGTCTATTGTGGCCAATTCCTCAGGGATATTAAAGGAGGACTTGGCAGAGGTCATGTCCTTAATAATATTAACTGGTTTGGCAAGTTGGGTGACTTCTTTTTTAATAATGCCTCGGGTTGCATTAAGTCTTTGACGTTGTAACCACTTTGCCATTACCCAGGCTGCATCAAAACCTGAACCAAAGTCTGTTAGTTTTCGAATTATTTCTGTTGCAGCTCCTTTACCTCCAGGATGTAAACCATCTTTGGTAATAGATGTGCTTGTATCTACCTCATTAAGAAGAGTTTGCATTTCTTTATATGCAGAAATATAGGAAGAAGCGGCAGATTGGGTAGATTTAGACATGCCTGCATAAGTTTGATTAATAAGTTCCCATTGTGAACTATTCTCGAAACCATAGAGTTCTTCTGTAACACTTCGTGGAAAGAATACTTTCCTAGCAAGTTCCCCTTCCATTGGGATAGCATCTTTCGTAACGAATCCAAATTGGAAGTCAGAAATAGTAAGACCTGATTGTTTAATCTGTCTTACCACTCTACCATGACTTTCACCTGAGTATATTGTTTTGATACCACTTCTTGCCATGGCAGCTGGTTGTAATCTTAATGCGGCTTTATTTTTGGTAAAACCTGCTTTGGCTAGCCATTCTACGGCTTGGCCTATAGCTTTAAATGGATCATGGCCTGATCCGAATGCAGTCATCCCTCGAATAGTAGATGTTGCATATCCTTTATCGCCTGGATGCATTCCCTGCTGGGGTTCTTTTTTTTCAGATATAGATGAAATTGCACTTATGCCAGCAAGAGTAGTAGCAAGAGGGAGAGACTCTACGAAATCTTCCCTAATGGCTCCTCCCAGCTCACTCCATGATGCTTTTTTTAAACTACCTTTTAAATCTGCGACTCTAGCTAAAGCTGGCGAGCCAAAGGTCGCATCTAATTGTTTTGTTATAAATTTATTATTAAGAATAAATTTATTAGTTTTGTTAAAGCTACCAAATACTGATCGAGTAACCCATCCACTTTCATTTATCTCTCTTAGAAGATCTGGTTCATTCATAACCTGATCCGCCATGCCCATCATCTCTGATACGTCTTTATATAGTCCTCTTGGACTATTTATATCAATACCAAGACTCTTTTTAAACTTTTGTAATGTTTTAACTGATTGCTGCCGTAGATTGATCACACTGCCAGATGGAAGAGTGATTTTCTTAGGCATCTGTTTGATAAGTTCGCGTGTTGCCAAAAGAGTATCTTCGTATATCTGCCCTCCCTTTAGCGCTCCAGCCATTTGAGCAGAAGCGCCAACGCTCATTAATGCCGCAGCTGTGAAGACACCCATGGGGCCAAACTGACTGCCTAAATATCCAAGACCTGCTCCTGCCACTCCTCCGACTAAAAGACCAGCTGTTGATCTTCCTTTGAAATGTCCAAGCGAGCTTCCTGCTGCCATTCCCCCCATAACAGAGAAACCGATATCTGCATGGCCCATGGCCATAGCTCCGATTGCAGCTAGTACTCCAAGGCCTCCTATTTTTCCAGTATGGGATCCTAGTGTAAATTTCCATGCACTTTTAAGTAAATTACCGGTTTGGAAGCCTGACCCGAATGGTGTCATCTGATGTCTTACTTGTTGTGCATATCCTCCGTGTGGCATTCCTGAAATTGTGTTATAGTCATCATCGCTAGCAGAGATTCGTCTGTTTCTAGAGAATACTTCTTTTCTATCATGAGCAAATAAACCACGACCTATTACGAGTAAACCTAAGCCTGCTCCAATACCAATACCTATCCTTGCAGAGATAGGAGCCTTCTTAAACCCACTCCATAGATCCATACCTAGTTGCTCAAATTGAGATGGTGTAGATTCAAAAGAAGTAGGAAGACCAGCTTTCATGATTCCAGCCAGTCTCTTTTGGCCAGTTGAGGAAGATTTAGATGCTAGTACATCTAGAACTTCAGTTTCTTGATTAGCAAAATATTTTCTATAGAGTTGGTCTTCTGGAGTAGATAATATATTATTAAGTTCCTTATCTAACCATGCCCCCTGATTGGTAACATCTGAAACAGGATGGTGAGCCTCTCCTGTAAAAGCTCCTCCAGTTAGTCGGATAAGACCCTCAAGAGAAGTTCCTTTTCTCGCAGCGAAGGATGCTTGTTCTACTGCCTTCTCAATTGGATAGCCTAATTTTTCAAACTCACTAGTCCAATGGCTGGCTACTCCCGGTAGTTTCCCCTCTAGAAGATTCCCGATTAATCCTTTTTCTCCACCTAACATTTCTGGTCGAGGCCAGATACCTTTCTTTTCTGTCATCGCACCAAAGGTGTCTAGCAATTGAAGATTAGAATCTTTTTCGCGCAGTGATTTGAGGATAGCATTTGATGAATCTTCCCAACCTTTTCTTATTACATTATGAAAATATTGAGCGGCGTGGGCATTCTGCCCTAGACCTCTATATGTGGAAAGTTGTTCTTGTGTAACATATCCTTTTTCAAGGGCATAATGAGCAGATAGATATTTCCAGTCCATACCTCCTAGGTTGTGGGCTGCAATTACGTTTCTCTTACCGGGTTGGATATGTGAGCCAAGTTCCTGGACGACTCCTTCTGCTGAAAAAGACGGGCCCTGATAATCTATATAGCGTTTAGCTGCCTGTTGAAATTGGGGAGAGAAACTCCCACCAGAAAGCATAGCCTTACTGTATTCAGTAACAGATGCATACTTCGTAAAACCATGAGTTGTTTTTGTTGATGACTTGATGGCAAATTCAGACATTACGCCCGTAGATCCCTTAATAGGAGATTCTAAAGGAGCGTGAAGTCCGGAAGTTTCTATATCGAAGTTTATTAGATTAAGATTTGGATCTTTGAGAGCGGAACCGATAGTATTAAGATTAGACAGGGCCAATTGTCTTGATGGTGAATTGGCCGCAAGATGTTTTTTGACATCAAATGAAGACCCAAATGGTGTCATGGATCTAATAACAGAAGCGGCCGTTAGACTTCCTGGATGGAGTCCTGCAATTGAACCCTGGGGGCTTATACCTTGCCAAAAAGGTGTTTTATAATTGAAGGTTCGTTCGAGAACATTACGGATATCCTGACGAGCTTGTTCTTTAACCAAAAAAGCTTGTGGAGTTGGACCATTGAACCATGGATTACGTTGATAGTTACGAATTGCACCCTGGAATGGATTTTGGCGTGAATCCATAGCCAGAGATGAAGCGAAGGCACTGGATGCTGAATTTCGGTATGATGGGCCCCGGCCAGGTGATACTTCGCCTTGGCCTATTTGGGCATTACTACCAATTGGCATGTGTTTTTAGTTGGTGGGTTTAGCTGCTTCTGCCCTGATGATTTCCGCGTCGGTGATAAGTTTCTTCTTCGCCTTTGCAAGGAGCGCCATGATATTGGAAGCATTAGTTGATGGATCCGTTGGTGTCCCACCACCCACCTCCGCAACAGATTTTCGAGTAGCTAAGAGGGCTTCTAGTAACTTCAATTCTCGTCTTGATAGCATATCATCCCATTGGATGCTAGGATGTAGTTCATCACGATATTGAGGTACACCATCGTCGTCTACTGCCACAATTTGTTGCTTGATAAAATCTTCATAGGTGAGGCGATCTTCTATCCTTAGTTTGAAAATCCATATCTTGGCAATTTCATTGACCATGTTCATTTCGACAATGTTTGTCTGATTGACTTGTAAGGACTCGGCTATTTTTTGAGAGTAGGTACCAATGAGACTTTTTTCAATGGGACACTGCTCCCCAATCATATAAGTAAAACCAGCATCAAGAAGAATGCAGTTTTTGGACATGGGGCAATTTTTGCCACCACAATGAAGGGGAATGCCGGCATGGTGACCATGCTCGAGTGTTCTAAGATGATTGGAAGCTTTTCTAAGCTTATCGGGATTAATAGGCATAGAATTACCATTGCTATGCTCTTCTAGAGCACGAGCAAGAATATCTGGTATCTCGATTTCTGGCCGAAGTAATTGATGAATCTCTTGAGGATCTTTAGATGAATCCGGCGAGATCGCTGGCAGATCTTCCAAGTTTTTTGTATACCTCTATTGCTTTAATAAGTTCATCTAGTTCTGGTTGGAATATGTCCATAGGAAGCTGAGAAGCTAGTTTACCTAGAAACTCACAATCATCACCATTTCTACTCCACAAATATCTAAACTGATGGTAGGGATGATCTCCGGTATCTAACTTTTCAAGTTTAGAATGTAGTTTATTAAGAAGGATTTGTATAGTTTTTGGGTCTGACATGACTGGTTGCGGGTCCGGGTAACGCTCCCGGCTGCGAGGCGTATGGGGCCTCCGTGGGGCTTCTCCAGCTTAACCCGCACTCCTATCTTAACATGAAATAGGGTCTTTTTAAACAGGTTTTGACTTATTGATGGTTAATTCAGCTTTTATAGGGGTATCAGTCTCTTCATCGTACTCGAGAGTAATGGCTCCATACCCCTTTTTGGTCCCATCATCAAAAGTACCAAATAGACCATTAAGAAATCCTAAAAGGCGCATATAAGTTTTACCTTTAGGAGAAGTTCCACACTGAATTGATGGATGTTGGGCTACAGTAGGATTAACATTTAGTTTGGTAGAAAGAAAATCTTTAGCTGTTTTAGGATCATTCTGAATTAGCCAGTTAAGCAAATCTATAACATCTTGTGGTGTTATTTCTCGTTTGATGGGCATTGATTACTTTCCTTTTTTCTTAAGTATTCTGTGTTTTCATATTCTTAAATAGTATCCGTTGCTTCACGCAAAATAGACTTTAGAGTCGGCCCATCAAAACAATCTTGTCCCATATCTTCCAAAGAGTCCCATGTTAGTGTCCATGGATCATGTCTGTCGCTTTCGTAACAAACACTAATACGAATATCTAGTTTCTTTTTCTTAATTAACTTATCTAGTTCTTCTGGTGTTCTGGGATAGTTCACTCTATCTCCTAAAAACAAGGTAGCGGGGAGTAGTAGGCATCTTATACCTGCCCCTATTAATTGGTTTACCCTGCTGGAGGACAGTGTAAACACTACTCCCCGGGACGGTCAGGAAATCACCACTTAGTAACTGAGAAGGTGCGGTTAATAGCCATTACCGAATCCTTCTTGTGGGTTTTCATGACCTTGGTTCTGGCCGATTTGGCCATTGGCAATATATCATCTGGTGTAACGTCTTTATCATCTAATTCCATCTTTATAACTTCCATAAGATCCCGTTGATTCTTACAGAAGTACGTCTTGATTACTTGGAAGGCATTCATTAGCGCTTCCTTGCTGTTCTGGTTTCAGAGCCTGAGATAATGTTGAAGTCTGTTGGGATATCAATTGAAACTGTCTCGGTATTCCGCTCATTAACTTTGCGAGACATTTCATGAGCCTCGGATTTAGTTTCTGAGACAAGTTGCTGAATGCGAGCTTGAGGCAGTTTCATTCCAGCCAGCATGGTCTTGACAATTACGTAATTCCCCAGACCCTTATTTTCATAAATGCCACGATTCAGAGTACCGGCACCAATCTCTGATTTTAGGTGGTCATAAAGAGCCTCTTCAAATACGTGACTGTATTCGAACAGTTCTTTAGGGGGCTTAACTACAACACCAGCAACACGAATGGCAGTTGAGTGGTCAAACCCAGTAGCGAGCATTCCTTTGGCTATCGATTGGATAGCTTCAGCCAATTCGGTATCAGCTGCACCGTGGATTTTCTCGGTAAGAATCTCCGAACTTCCAATTACGAGAAAACCAGGTGTCATTAAGACTTTCTTATAATCTTCAGCATCGAAAGCTGTATCGGCCGCTTCAGCTGAATATCTATTAAAGCTATCAAAGAGGGATACGATCTCTTGATTGGCTTTAGTCCAGAAGTCAGAAGCCTTAACGTCTTTAAGACGCTCAAGCACTCGCTGGTTATCAATAACTACGATTGATTTAATAGATTTGCAATTGGCAACTTCTTGTAGCCCGCGGAGACAGTTAACCTTCTCATCAGTACCTTCATTAGTACGAGGAAGGGTTACTATCACTCCAACAGGGATACCTAAGCTGGCAGTTAGTTCTGCTACCTTAGTTCCTCCAAGGGATCCAGTACCACCACCAAGTCCGAAACAGATAAAGATAAACTCCTTGTTATTAAACTTCCGCTGGATCTTCTTAAGCAGGATGTTCTCATATTCCTGAACTGCTCGCGCACCTACATCGGGGTCTTTCCCTGCTCCACCCGCTGTAGTAATCATTTCGATTCTAGAGAGATCGTCAGATGGAATATTCTCTAGATGAGCAAAATCTCTATCAGTGAGATTGATTACTTGGGCATCATATCCGGCTTTTGCGAAAGCATCAGCAATATGATTACCGCAACCACCTACTCCAATGATTCCGATATCAAGAGATCTTGTTACCCCCTTGATACTCCCGTCCATATTCAATTCCTGTCCCATCTTGACACCCTCCAGTTTATAATTGGTTGGCACCTGTTCTTCTTTAATAACAGATGTGATTGTTTCTTGAGCTGCCTTAGTCATAAATTCGGTCAGCTCTGCTTCTTCTAGTTCCGCATTATTAATGACAGAGGGTTTTAGATTTAGTTCCGTAGTATTATCTTCTCTCATTGATCTCCAAGTTTTCCGATTAATCAACATTGCTTTGGCAGAAGCTAATACTGTTGCTTTAGGAACTTGAACAAAAGTCACTTCTGCTTCTTCTTGGTATGGACATGCCTTATGCCTACAACCTGGGTAGGGACATGAGGGCAACTCATGCTTCTCGCCATTAGTTGTTTCAACTGTTGACGATCCTATGACATAACAGTAAATAGACATTAATTATCCATATCCTCAGCTTCAGTTGTTCCTGGCTGCAGAAATTCAATCTTCTTTTTTCTGGTAGAAGCTTCTTTAGTTAATTGAGTAACAAGCTTTTGATCCATACCAGCTAGTTTCTTATAAACTTCTGGTTTGACCTCAAACTTATTTTCAAGACGTTGGAGAACCTCATCTAGTTTTATACTGACATCATCAAAATTCACGCAGGTCTTGGCTTTCTTGATTCCGGCCTTAATTTCATTATAGAAATCACGATCAAAAAAAAGAAATTTGTCGTTCTTTAGGAATACCGCATTTTGCGAAACATTTTTAGGCATCTTATTCTCCCCAAATAAATTTATGGGCCCAACCAGGTTTTTGTGTTCCAGGTTTAGACCAGATTTTAACTTTTGTCGGATTATCGTAGATTGATTTGACGGAAAGACGAACAAGAGTGGTAACCGCCGCTAGAATTGCCGTTCTCCAGATCAAAGGCCACATCAGTCCTACCTCCAGGGTAAGGATGTTCTACTCAAAAAGTATAACAAAGAAAAACCAAGAAGTCAAGTGGTTTTATCTAGATTCCTAGCCTTGTGACCACATCTTAATAGGCAAGTTCCCAGTGTAATAGCATCATCGGGATCTACAGTCATTACTATATTTTTCCCATCACCAGTAGGTGTTTCGATAGCTACCTGATAATCGTTAGTCACAAGAACTTGAACATCTAGATTATTTAGGTCTTTCATCACCCTCTACCTCCCTGGGCATAATAGATGCTAAACCCTTGTAGTCTTCGGGTTTAAGTTCTACTTCTTCATACTTAGGTTCGGGTTCTGGAGGATCTGGATGGTAGGTATCTTTGAACCATTTCTTAAGTTTGGCTAATTTAGCTTGAAGCCACCATTTGAATTTATAACGTCTTGGTACATTGAAATGTTTATCAGGATTAGTCCATTCATAAGGCTTACCGGTTACGTGATCGATTGGCATAAAATCCTCCAGTTAAGCTAGTACGTTAAAGCCCTTCATTACATTATCCACCTTAGTTTCAATACTGTCAAGTCTTTCATCTTGTACTGTGCGGACATAATCTGCCAGATTCTTTATTGCTTGTGTAATATTTTGGACATCATCTCTAAGATTACTTATATCAGCTATAAACTGAGACAGTTGCTCACTTAAGCCAGCATCGCTTAAAAGATATTGTCTCTGCATTTGGTGAGGGGGATAATAAGGGTGATTACACTTTGTACAGGTAATAGGCCAACACCCATCATCTATTACAAGAGAACCACGAGCGTCAATACTTGTTATTGGAAATCTCACATCTTGGGTATGGGCACAAAGAGGGCAATTGGAAGTCAGAATTATACTAAAGTCTAGAGAAGTTGTAGTAGATTGATCTTGAGATGTTTTTGGATAGGTTTGATAGTCAAGAAGATTTTTCCCATACTGGGGTGGATATACAGGACCTTTAGGTGGACCATAATGTGACATTACATTATCCTCGTATTATTATTCAGAACAATAATTTCTCGTAGAAGAGTCTCGTATTTCTGTTCAAGTTCTATATTTTTTTCTTGTAACTCTTTGACGATTTTCTGTAAATCTAATATACTCTCCATCAGAGGCCGAGCTGGAATATCAACAGATACAATATCTGACGGTACATTTACCCATTGACCAGAAGATCCTTGTTCAATAGTATCTGGAGTCGTCGTATAAATATTTTGATCTGGTCTAGTGCCACCTGACGCATAATGCGAAAGTTCATCATAATGAATATTAGCCATAAACTCACGAACTGCACGAGTAAAGTTAGTACGATCATTACTTTGTTCATTTGTAGGCATTAGATACCTCTAATCTAGAATCCTAGTATTATCTCTTAATACTGCTATAGTATCATTCAATTTTTGAAGTTCTGCTTGTGCTTTATTGTTCTCGGCTAAAAGATTATCTCGAGTAATTTTCAATTCTGTTATTTGCTCAACCATCATAGTTGGGGAACTCTGGGGTTCTAGAACTATTATCTGATCTGTTAAATCATATGTATAATAATTTTGAGGACATTTGAATACCCATAAAGAGTGCCCCTTACTAGTGAGTGTATGCTCTGGGATCATTTTAACAGTAATAGCCATAGGTACATTATCATTTAAACCTTGAGGGACTTCAATAGTATGAGAAGCATGACAGGCTGGGCAGGTAAAGGCGAAGATATGTAAAAGTTCTCCCTCTGTAAGGATTATATCGCTCATTTTATACCTAACAGAATCATATTGGATTCTTTACCAGAAGAACTTTTAAAGATAACGGATCCACCGGCATCATAGCAATTAGTGACCATTTGAGTTACCGCTAAAGATGTACGTACAACATCCGTACGATTATCAGAACCTATTCTTTGGGCGAGACGGTCCATTTGTTTAATAGTCTCCGGCTTCAGCCGCATCTGAATTGGAACAGTTTTAGACTTCATAGTATCTGTACCTCTCTTTGCTTCTGTGTCTCTACCATATTGTTCTAGAACTTCTTTATAGTTCATAGTTGTCTACCCATTAATTTGTCTGTATCGGTAATCACGGTTGGGACCATTATCACTACACCAAGTAATATAGGGTCTATCAAGCCAGGGTTGATCACCATAGGGATAAGGACTTGGATCAGTATAGGGTTTACGCCAGGGATAAGGATCTGGAGCTTTCCAAGGATTTGGAAAACGACTTGTAGAACAAGGACAGGTCATGTTCCAGGGTGAATTGCCGGCCCCACATACTGGACACTTCCAACCAACTTGTTGAACTGGAGTCTCAACAGGTTCCTTCTTAATTACTTTACTATTATTTTTGTTTGCCATGGTAATCCCTTTTTCTCGAAAATATTTCCTATAACTTCTAAACTGCCTTTTCTACCGTCACCATTATCAAACCCCGAATGTGATTCTTCCTTATTCCAATTCAAGTCTCTTTTTCCAGTTTTGTTGTTTAACCAACAAAGAGTAAAACCCCAAGTTGATGGCGCATAACCCCAATCATCACTACTAATTGAATTATTCCCATAAACAACTTCCGCATAATTATCCCAGTGACCTTCACCAATTTCTACCTTTAAAATATCCCCCTCATAAATTTCAACCCCTTTTCTATCCTCTGTACCTATGAATTCAGTAAGGATAAACTTAGACTTAAGTTTAAACCCATACTTAGTACCTGCGATAGGAATCTGAAGTTTAACTACATCCTTGGTTTTTATGAATCTCTTCTCTACTTTATCCCAGGCCCGGTATTTATGTTGTTTCATCCAACTACCGCCATTACTAGGCAAAATACGGCAAGAAATAATAATACTCCTGCCAACATGCGCCTTAGGAATTCCCGAGTTTCTCTTTTACTACATGGAACACAGAAGTTCAAATATAATTCGCCACACACAGGGCATGGTGTCCATGTAACTACTTCCCCAGTCCACATGTTTCTTACTAGGCCATCTGAACCTGGTATTGGTGTTTTCGCCACCCTTGGATGCTTCCTAGCACTCCCGCGTTTTTGTTTTTTCATTCCTGTACCTCAACCTGCATTTTTATGAACATGTACTCAATCTGGTGCTTATAATCTTCTAGATCGTCTTGTTGGTTTCTCTTTGAACCTTGAAGAAATCGTTTATGCCTCTGAATATTCTCATTCCATAATTTGAGTCGTTGTTTTTCTGCTCCCGCCTCGGTCCTATGATAAGAAACACTCGAGTCTTGTTCATAATCTTCCCGTTCACATACTACCCATATTTTCATTCGTGGTAATCCTCCCATTCGAAACCAAAGAAGACCTTGTGCCATAATCTTATAAACCAATTAGGCTTTTTGTGACATAATCTAAAAGCCAGGCCACCATTTTGTGCTGCTTTTTTCCCTTGCACGTACATGCTTGATTGAGCTTTTGGGAAGGTAGATATGAAAGAAAAATTAGTACCAGCTTCTAGCTCAGCGGCAATAATGGGTTGGGTAACAGAGGATCCATCTTGGTTTGAAGCTTCCGTAGGTGAGGATATCGAGCGGAGATCAGGCTCGTGAATATCGGAGAGATTCCTGGCCCTCTCGAGCATTACACGTTCTTCCAGTGGTAGTTGTGCTTCTAAATTATTAACGTGGTATCCAGAAGCTAGCAACTCTTTATTCAGAATAGCGAGTCGTGCTCTCTCGCTCATTTCATCCCATCTAATAGATACACTAGTCACAATAGTCTCAGCCATTTCGGTGTCCCTTAGTCTATCTAATCTTAAAGTTCCTGGTGTATATCTTATATAATCGTTAACTAGTGCCATTAGACTAACTTTTTTTCTTTCCCACACAGCAAACAACAACTCCCGTTAAACCGGTGCCAACCTAAAACACATCCCCATGAACGTATACGTAGTTTCCAAGAAATGAACCGCGGGGGAAATTTTAGTTTTCCACACATCCTACACACATAGATGTTACACTTCATTTCCCATAGATGTAATCCCAGCCGGCATAACTTATTCATGTCTACATTGTATACATAACGTAGTACAATGTCAAGCCCAAATACTGGTTGCAGAATATAACACTTTTTGATAGTATCCGCGACCTAAATAAAGCGCATTATATTACGCATTAAGTCAATATACTGCCTTTAAGCGCAGTATGATGCGCCTTAGGAGTGTTTGCAAATTCTACCACTGGGAGTAAGATTTCGCAAAGCTAACATAGTTAATGCACGATAACATGAGTAATGTTAGAGTGCAGTTTTGATGGTAGAAAGTTTAAAAAGATGCGGGAATGTGTAGTGTAGATACACATCTAGGGATAAATATAAACTAAATAGACCTTTTTCGTGAGGTCACGAAGATGGTCAGGTCATTCACAGTTGAAACACTTAACTTGTCTTCAAACTCTTGTTCAGTAATCGGCCGCGCCCAATCTTCTTCGTAGTTGCTTCTGTCCCATCCGTCTGGATCCAGCACTACCAATCCAGGATACTTTCTGTTTATCCATTCAGTCGGAGTTAGTTTCACTTAACATATTCCTGAAGAACATCAATAAGTTGTTTTACTTCTTTTATCGTAGGCTGATATCCAGCCGAAACATCTGGATCTGCAGTACGGTGGCACTTGGGGCATTCCGCCCGCATCAGTTGCACACTAATATTGGGCAAGGAATGGTCTAGGAGAGAAGGTGCAACTTCTAGTAACCTGTCCATTCTATCTTCCTTAGGACCTTCCTTATCCTGAAACACCAGTTTTAGGTGTTGATAACTCTTTTCCGGTTTCATGTAACTCTTTTTCATTTTCATTACGCCCCTCCAGTTTCTTGAAACGCTCGGCTACTTCACGCCGACGGATTCTTTCCGTAGAATTCAATAGTGGTAAGTCTCCGGGTAAACCATCCTTGCGTCTAGCCCAGGGTTGGTCCTCGTCGGCTTTCCTCCATTTTCTTCCCATAAAAAACTCCTAACCCGTATTTTGATTATATTATAAAAAATGGGAAAAGTCAAGCTATAAGAATGTCAAGTTTTTCAACAAAAAAACTAGACATAAAAATTTAGGAAAAAAGAAGTATTAACCTTACACCTGGGGGCAAATTCTATTATTCATATTTTCTATTATATTTTAAAAACGAAAAAGTCAAGAACCTAATTTTTGAATAAAAAAAATAAGAGAGGGCTCCTAGTTTTATGTGGTTAAGTATCGCTGATCTCCGTGCCCACCGGGGTACTAGGAATAAAATTAGGGGAGGCAAGATCGTGGAATTGTGCATGTTTGAGTTCATTCACTCTGTCTGCGTGATGGGATGTGTTGTCCTGTTTGGTTGTTCATTAGCAGCGCTATTGTTCCGTTATCTGTGACAATAGCATGCCTACTTAGTCTAAGGCATACAGTTAGACTAGTTAACCCCGATACTAGGAAAGGATAACATCATGTACAACTTTTTCAACAGAAACAGCATGTTAGCTGCTGTTACGCTTGATGAATTGGATGCTGCGTACAACGCATGTGTTCAGATTGTCAAGGATCAGTGGACTGAGGGCAGCAAGGGCTACGAGTTCGAGCGCAACTTGTGCGCCACGTACTACGCCCAGGAACTGCGTCGCATCCTCAAGTCTATCCGCAGAAGTTGCAAGTTGTAGTCCTTACCCTTGCCTCTAGTGCTTAGTGTACTAGAGCATGGGGTAGTGACTATGGGTAGAGGAGTCGTGTCATGGTCAAAGTACAGGCAGTAGTGCAAAGACGGGTTTGGTTGGAGAGGGGTAAGTACTTGGAGGCCCATGCATGTGACAGTGTTGAGGCATGGTACGAGTACCGTAGGTGGCTTGACGATGAGAGGGCCTATCTTTCGCAGTACGAGTAGTAGGTAGTGTGGGTTATACAGTACCCTGATGCACTGTATGCGGGATCACCACCTGCCTTTGGTACTGGTTAGACTAACTTAGGAGGCTGTCATGACGAAGATCGTCATCAACACCTGCTTTGGCGGATTTGGGTTGTCGGACAAGGCCCTCAAGATGTTAGGACGCGAGGACAAGTGGGAGATCGAGAAGGACAGGACCAACCCTCAGTTGGTCAAAGTCGTGGAGGAACTGGGTCACGAGGCAGATGGGGACAGTGCCTCACTCAGCATAGTGGAGATCCCCAAGGGCACCTATTACCAGATCAATGAGTATGATGGGCAGGAGAGTGTGGAGACCGAGGAGGAGTGGAAGAAGTCAGCTAGGAAGGCCTAGTAGATATAGGTTATGTGGTTAGTATCTGAATCTGCCTAACTGGCAGCGTAATACACAGGGGAAGTTCCTGTGCGGTAGGTGAATATCCTGCCGGCCACTAAAACTAAGATGTAAGGAGATGTGCAAATGGTCAACTACACGCTGCATCGCTTCTTCACCCCGTTCGTCATGAATGGGCTGACTGTGCTGTTGTGGGACAGGTACCAGCTGAAGCAGGCGTTGATCACGGGGACCAGCCATCCCAAGTACACTCGTGCGAAGGACTTGGCTGACAAGATCAGCAACAAGGAAGCCTTCATCAAGAAGATGAGCGCCTCCGAATTGGGCCTGATCAAACCCAGCACCGATGGATGGGCGTTGACGTGGATGGGCAAGATGTTCATACGCAGTCAAGTGGCTGCTGCTGTGAAGGGTACACCTGCTCAGAAGGCGATGTGGGGCACAGTGTCCATGGCGATGTGGACCTTGCTCAACAAGACCTTCGATGCAATCACCTATGTCCCGAAGAAACAGGATCCGATGAACCTGCTTTGGAAGGACGTTGTGACTTGCCTGAATAAGGCGCGTCAAGGTGGACGGGTGGAACCTGCTGTGAAGGCTGTGCTTCGTAAGGTGTTGCGTGGTCACGATCTGGATGGGTTGCAGACTGATCTGCGAAATCTGGGCGAAGAAGCGTCCATGATGTTCCCCATCAATCAGGACCATTACGAAGAAGTGGCGGAATCCTGGGAAGGTCTCAGTGAACTGGCCGATGAAGTCAGCGATGATGAGGAATTGGATGGCGAAGAGATCCATACTCAGAATGTCGCTGAACTTCCCGATTGCCGGGCGCACGAGATCTTGGAAGCGTACAAAGCCTACAAACACGAGAAGAACGAGCAGAATCTGCAGATCTTGGAGCAGATCTTGCTCGACGAAGTGAACCGGTCCACTACCTACGGTAGCGACAAGGATTACTTCGTGCTTCCCGTGGTGGGTGAGTTCGACTTCGAGGATGAGGACGAGATGCTCGAGTACATGGAGGTGCGTCGGGAATCCATCCGTGAAGGATATTCCGATTCGCCCAACTACGAGTTTCACGACCTGGACATCCCCACCTACATGGACCAGGAGGAACGGGAGCACGAGAAGGTCCAACTCATGGATGAGAAGGCTGCTCGGGAATCCATCCCCTCCGATAAGAAGGAGATGGTCAAGCAGTTGTATGTCTCGTTCATGAAGGACTTCCAGTTGCTGGACGGGAAGAAGCACGATCAGACGCAACGGGATGCCTTCTATGCCGTTGTGCGGAAGACCGGGCTGAATCCCGAAGGAGTGGGCAAGGTGTTGGCCAGCGCCTAAGACTTGGGTAGTAGACGGTGAACGGACACCACTCTAGATTTGGTAGGGTGGTGTCCTTATAGGTGACGAGAAAGGAGGTCAACTATGTTTAACTGCACAGCTTGTGGTCGCACATTCACCTTCCTACCTGAGGAAGAAGCGATCATCAAGGAAGGTCGCAAGATCTTGCCTAATGGGCAAGATGGAGCTATCAGACTCTTTTTGGGGTATTATGACCCAAAGGATGATAGTTTCTACTGTGGGTGCTGCGACAAGGGTTAATACTTGTACGGTAATGGTTGAGAATACTTGTTGGAGGTGGACTAGTTGATACGGGTTAACTGCCCAAGCGTACACCATTGTAAGATATTGTCTGTGTTAGATTGAGTGAGAGGAGATAAGTCATGCCAATCAACAATAAGGCTGTTGTTGAGGGTTTGGAATTGGGTGTTGTTTCATCCCTTATGGGTGGGGTAATGGCCGGGATGGTTGGTTCAGCCATCATCAAGCCCATGATCATTTGCGGAATTGCAGGATTCCTGGCGGGATACTTCTTCGCGGAAGAAGAACACATTCCCTTTCCTCCCGTGTCGGACCAAGACAAGGCTTTCTGCTGAAAAGTCTATTTAAGTTATTGTCTGTGATAATTTCATCAAAAAAGAAAAGAGGTCTGGATCATGAAGAATCTCAGTTTGATTGTGTCCGCGGTGTCCACTCGTTTCAACGAGATGGATGCGAAACAAGCCACCAAGGCCGTGGGTGCCGTGGCAGGTGGATGCTTGGCCGGAGCCTGGATCGCCGGCAAGATGTCCATCGCCACAGCCGCTGTCCTCATCATCGGTACGGGAGCCGTTGCCGGTGCCGTGGGTGGTGCCATGGTGGGAGGACTCATCAAGAAGGAGGACCTCACTGAACACCCCACACCAGATCTGGTATCCTAATTAATCTGTAGTACCAGGGTAGGGGCCGGAGGCCCCGTAATATCCCCTATTGGTTGATGATAGTTGCCGTGTCCCCTACAGGTTCTGGGCATACCGGTAAACCGTCCCAGGTAAAACCTAATAAGTTATCCTGATAGGTGGATTTTCCTTTTAAATTGAGGTTAATACCATGCCAATTTCAATATTGGATGCCGCGAAATCCAAAGGCAGTGAGAATGATCCCGAAGCTGTGGGATTACCTATGTTTGCCGGATGCCAGCATTGTGGCGCGTCCTTAGCATACTACAACTCATACCCTACCAAATCAGGGTATATATCCTGCCGGGACTGTGTGGGAGATACCGGATTCGAGACAGTGGAAGAATTCGACCAATTCCAAGCTACTCTAGAGGAAGACTAACTTCTTTCCATCCCCTTCTGGGATGCCCCGAATTTGCATTTAACCTGCCCAAATTCATAACATTGAGGTGAAATCATACCTACCTAGCCATAATTGAATCCCGCCCAATTATTCCTTCCCATCTAAACCTTTAATATTTATATCTAATACTTTTATTACTCACAGAGGGGCCGAAGGCCCCCAATAGTGGTGTACTTAAGACACCATACCACCTGTAGTATGTTAGGGTAAAAAGTCCTATATAGCGTTTTTGAAATATATTAAGTATGGGAGGTAGGTAGGTTTCAGTTATTCTCTGATTTAAGGTCAGTATTAGTTATTCTCTGGTTATAGTCAGTATTAGTTATTCTCTTGTTTAAGTGAGGTTTAAGATGAATAGAATAAAGTGGTTATTTATCTTAGCAGGAGTGTTAATTATATCGTGGTTATGTTCGTTAATATGTGCTATAAAGGCTATTTAAGTTATTCTTTGATTATAATTGAAAGGGGTGGGTAGTTATGCAGATTCAATTCAAACAATGGAACTGTGAAGTTGTGAAACGGTTCTATAATAATGGCCGGCCTGCTTTGGAGTTGATTGAAGTGGGTACTGGTGAACCCGTTGCTGTGGCAACTGTGAATGTTCCTGACGAGTGTATCCCAGGTGGATTTGTGGCTGTGAAGGATTATAGCGAGAATGAGGGGATGTTGGCGGCGTTGGTTCTTCAACATGTTGTGGAATCACCTAAAATCAGTGTCGCGTCGGGTTTTGTGACAATCCCCGTTTGCAGGTTGTTAATCTAGGAGGTAATTCATGCCAGTACTTTTGAGTGCCATCAATGCTGTGCGAACTCATTGTGTCACTGGGGAAACTTCTACTGTCAGAGTGGGAGTGTCTATTCAACCTCAGTTGGAGGATTCGCCCGATTTGTTTCATGTCTATTTGGTGGGAGGACCAACTGGATATGAAGCGTTTTGTATTCCGCGGAATCCTGAGAGACGTATTGCCCAACGAACCTCCATGATGATTCATGGATGGTGTGCATGTGGTGGAACCAAGAATACTTGGGATAAGATGGTTGTCCCAGCCGAATCATGCACTGAAATCTTTAGGATGATAACCCAGTTAGGGTGATTTGAATCTTGGGTAAGAACGTCCGCTGGTTCTTTAAAGAAGTTAGGCGTCCTTCGGGGGATTCCACGAGCGGTTAGGTAGCAAATAACATCAAGGGGGATATATGGGCCGGCGTGGCGTGGCTGTCAAGGAAATGGAGTTGGAGCCGTTACAGGTCGAGGCTTGGCCGGAACCTGTGCGTCCGGTTTTCACATGGGCGGAGGCCCGGGAGGACTACAAGCGGGGCGAGTGCGTTTCCAAACCCTTGGACGTTGCCACCTATTGCCGCAAGTATATTGGGGGGAGCCCTATCGAAGCGTTTTTGGTGCTGTTCCTTGATCCTCGTGACCGGGTTGTTTCCTCCGACCTGATGCAAACCGGGACCATTGACCATGCCGCCATCTACCCCCGGGAAATCATGGTCAAGGCCCTGGCCTATGACGCGACCGGGATCATCCTCTGCCATAACCATCCGGCCGGGAGCCTTTCGCCTTCCGAGCCTGACAGGCAGTTGACACGACAAATTAACGATGCGGCGCGTCCTCTTGGCGTGACGCTCCACGACCATCTGATCGTGGCGCACGAAGGGAGTTTCAGTTTCCGTCAGGCGGGGCTTTTGTAACCCTTCCACCTAGCGCCCTACGGGGTGCCTAGTGGAGCGGTTAGCCGGTAGCGAATAACACCAAGGGGGATGGGATGAATCAGATAACGATGTCGGCGGCCGAAACAGCGATATACGATCACGGGGAGGATGAGGCGAAAACACAGTTGATGCGCCGACTCCTTTCACGCGCCCGGACCGTCCGCCGTGGCGATGAAACGGTCGAAATATACACCGCCGATGGGATTGTCGCGGCGTTGGTGCAGGATTGATTGGCAGGAAACCGAAAGGGGATAACATGGAAACCAGCGAAGCGCGATTAAAGGCCGCTTGCGAAGACTTGTTAATCTATTTCGAGCGGCACCCGTCCAAATTCTCGGACCCCAACCTTAACTCATACATGGAATACCTCAAAGACGCATTAAACCGGATTAAGGCGGAAGGCCGTTAGTAAATAGAGGTTGGCGGGATAAATCGGAAACGATGAATCCGCTACATAAATCAAGTCTGGTCAACTGTCTTTGATCAAGGCAGGGCTGTATTCCCTTGGAAGGAATATACCAGGCTGTTCAGGTAATTACTTTGAGAAGATATAAGTGAGGTAAGCTCATGGGTGCAGTAAGTCTTTTAGCGAAACTTGCTGAATCCCAGAAACTTCCATTAGGCCATTATGGCCGCAAAGAAGCTCAAGAAGCAGTAGATAAAGAATACCACGCCTGCCATGAACAGGTGAAGGTGTTGGTCAAGCAGTATCGTATCAAGAAACGATACTTTGAACCCCAGGAGGCTGTGGATTTTTGCGCGGAAATGTGTGAGCGGTTAGGTTCTAAACCGCTTAAGTATATTGTCATACGTTCCAAGGATGTTGGTCCTTGTGTCGGAGCGCATTATGATTATGGAACAATACATTTCCCGCATAACTACATTCAGACATCTACTTTGTTGCATGAGTTGACTCATCATCTGGCCGTGGAATCTCATTACCATGGTCATGGGAAAATCTTTTTGGAATTGCAGGCCTTATTGTATGAGGCCGCGGCGGATCATTTGAAGAAGGTGTAATCATCAAGCTGAGTTGAAGAGGTAAACATGACAGCCAGTGAATTTTGGTTTATGATTAAATCATTTCTTGTGGGGTACTACAATGTAGCACCTTGTAATTGGGATGGTATCCACTGGGTGATACTTATACTTTTCTTATCAACATTTAAACCAGCGATGGTAAATAATCGTAACAAAGGAGATTAGTCATGGCACATGAGCGTAGATTTCCCCATATTCGTAAGGTGTCCCGGCATAAAGCTGAAGGCAAGCGAGTGAATTGGGAAGTGAAACCTGGTTTGAATGTCATCTGTCGGGATGGGCAGAAGAGCAACATCCTGGGGATGGATGACAAGACTGGGAAGGTGATCACTGAGCGTGGTCAATTTTTCAAGTATGAATTGAAACCAGTTTAAGTTACTTCTTGTGAGGTGTAAACATGGAAAAGAATATGCGCCAGTTAGCAATCATGGCGGCAGTAGCTATGTCATCGTGGACACCTTCATATGGTGCGCGTGATGCTTATCGGCCCTCTTCAGGAGATAGTGCGAAGCGTAAGGCCAAACGTAAAAATCGGCACAAACCACTTCATATGCGCTCACGTTGAATTCTTAGTTGGAAGATGGTGATTTTATCTAATCTAGGGTGTAGGACCCGGGTGATTAGGTACCTGAGATAAGAAACTAATGACCGTACTTGGCGGGGTGGAATAGGTACTCCTACGGAAAGTCCACAGACCCAAGGATCAGGATTAACACCATTTTCCTACTAAGGATTTGAAGTGAAGAAGATTGAGAAGATCAGGCTTCATGCTACACCTAATAAATTACGTAGGGTGTGGAATATTAAACCACAAACTCGAGTGTTAACCAATAAGCGTCGGGTTAAACTTGATAAAATCAGAAAGCGAGAAAGTTATGAAGAGTCTTAATCAAAAGGGATTTACGGTTGTTGAGCTAGTGATCCTAATTTTGTTTTTGATCCCGCTGGCCATCTTTGGTATCCCTTGGTTGGTGTGGAAAGCCTGGATTTGGATTGCTGAGGGTACATTTGGTTGGCCTATGCTTTCCTACTGGCAGGTGTTTGCGATCTGGTTTATTCTGGCCATGATCGGCAACATGTTTAGGACAACAGTTAAAAAGGAGTAGCCATGCGTTACTTTATCACCTACCAACGTAAGAGTGGTTGTCATACTGAGGAAGTAAAATTGCCTCAGGCCATTCGTTTTGTCAAGCATATGTTGGGTTGGTCTCATGTGGATAATAACACTTTGTGTCGGTTGTTCACACGAGCACTCACTTCTGCTTTACCTGATCATCGTACTGGTGATTTTCTCGAAGTTTTGCCGAATTAACTGCAGGGTAGAGAAGTGGTATCTCGCTTGGCTCATAACCAAGAGATCGTGGGTCCGATCCCCACCTCTGCAACCAATTACATTTATCCACTTGAAAGGTGGCACACAATGGCCGATACTCTCGGTTAAGGAGGAGTCAGTGAACAGTATTCTGGATAACCAATTGAAGCTTCAGCGAGCAGCCGATGATCTTTGGGATCACGGCGTTGAAGAAGTGCGTGTAAAACATCCTCATATCACTGTTGAGCATCTTGATGCTCATGGCTTGAGGTTTCGTTTACACTTGAAGGGCACGGTCGAAATCAAGGGTGATACAGTTTTGGAAACGATTCGTCCTTGTAACGGACCTATCAGGAGGCTCTGGGATGCACTGCAACGGCAAGGCCCCCGATGATTGGGAAGCTTTTAAGAAAGAAGAAATGGCGCAGGATCTAGCCGATGAACTTAAGGCTGGAGCCTCCATCGATTACATCAGTGGTCCAGATGTAAAAGATGTGAGTATGATACAAAGCCATGCGTGGATCCGTAATTTCCTGCACGAATTTGTTCAACAGGGAATCTTCATGACTAAGAACTAGGAGGTTCTTACATGGAACAGAAAACGAAGGTTTATCCAAAGTTGGTGGGAGTGAGTCGATATAAGAATGGCAGGATGTCATTCATATTCGACATCTTTAACCGCTATCGTTTTAACATCGAGAAGGATCCTAATACCTCAGGATTGGAAGGTACCAGTCCTTGGGAGCTAGCTACTGGTAAGATGCTGCGGAAGTTTGATATCCCGCGGTGGCGTGACGTGTATCACACAGCTTATGAAATGGCCGGCCGCGAACTCAAGAAGATCCGTGAACGGAACCAGTTGGAACTCTTTTCTTAAGGATTAAACATGTGGGATACTTTGCTCTTCTACATCTTTCTCTTCAGTGTTTTGATCCTGTTGGTTTGTTTTCTTGATTGGTGGGAGGGCCGTAAAGCTCGTAAACAAGGATTCAAGCAGTACAATCCTTGGTACAGGGGGAAACAACTATGACAATATTCTTTTCGCATTCAAAACTAGATTATGATAGTGTGCGGGAAGAACGTGTACGTTCATTACTTGAAACTATTGATAAAGTATTATGTCCGCATAGGGATATGGGCGAGAAAGGTAGCATGAAACCCTACCTTCTCGCTCTATCCAAGTGTAGATGGGTGGTTGTACTTGAGCATCGCGGAAGTATTGGGAGGGGAGTATATGAAGAAGTAAAACATGCTTTAAGACTAAAGATTCCAGTATTTGTTATCAGGCAGGATTATTTGGTTAGTGTGGTTAATGCTATTGAAACAGGAACTAATAATTGGGTTTCCAATTATGCTACATTGGTGGTGGGGTGAGCTATGAATTGTCCAGATTGTAAGGAAACTGTTCCCGATAAGTCTTTGCCTATGGTAATGGGGCATCGGGGCATGTATGCAAGCTTGTTGAAAAGTCCTCCTCATGCTATGTATCAGATGAAAGAGATAGCAGTGGAGATGATTAGTATTGGTGGTTGCTTCTATCAGTGTCCAGAATGTAAGATGGTAAGGCGGGCGTAATGATGATTTACATTATTGTTTTGTGTGAGCATGGTGATCCTTATGCCTTTTTAGGTTGTTCGACCAAGAAAGACACTGCTGAATATCATTATGAGATCTTGCGAAATGTAGATGGATATACTCATGAGGAACATGGTCTTACTGGTGCAAAAGATGATTTTTATGTGCACCAGTGTCACGAGAATCCAATGGATCCTGATTCTCGTATTGAGTTGCGTGAATATTCAGATGGTTGGAGTGCAGAAGTTTAAGGAGATATCATGAAGATCCATTGGGTTTGTTTCCCTGCTGGATTCTACTTAAAGCCTTGGCGAGCACCTAACTGTAAACACATATGGTTCTGGGGTTTTTGGACATTTGATTTTCGACCCAAGAACTTTATTCCCAGCCCTCAAGATTGGACAGATGAAAAGGTAGCTCAACTTCTATTCAAGTTAGGTTTCCCGTATGGTGTTTCAACAGGAATACATGATGGTGAAACTCGTGGATATGGTGAGTTAGATGCCAATGGGTTTTGGCAATTTGAATTGACAAAATTCAAACCAAGGTGGTAGATACCATGAGAGTAATCATCGCGGGAAGTCGAACCCTCACCAACATTGAACATGTTTTCCATGCTGTTGATCAGAGTGGTTTTGAGATAGATGAAATCATTTCTGGTATGGCTTCTGGTGTTGATCAGAATGGTGAGTTTTATGCCCAAGAGAAGGGGATTAAACTTACTAGGATGCCTGCTGAGTGGATGGTACATGGAAAGCGAGCAGGATATATTCGTAATGAGAAGATGGCGGAATATGCAGGTGCAACAGATGAACCTGGGGGATTAATTCTTATATGGGATGGTGAATCAAGAGGAAGTATGCATATGCGGGATATTGCAATCCGTATGGGACTACGAGTGTTTGTGTACCAGCCTGAGGCTTTTTTGAAGATTGATATTTACCAGAGGTTTGAACCACAATGAATTACTGGGTTGTAGGAATGATAATTTTAAGTATAGGAGCTGCTGTATACTCTGGATGTAAAACTCATTATGTAATGATGAGTTATTGGATACTTGCTGCAGGCTTAAGTCTGTGTGCGTTGTTGCTCGAAAAGGGCATGAAATGAATAACAAAGTAATTTTTCTTGACTTCGACATCAGACCAACTTAATATTACATCTATTTAATTTATTACTGTGATATTTATTATACAGTAGTAGGTAGATAGTGTCGGAAACTACGTAAGGAGCACTGAAAATGTGCAGTCATAGGAAGCAGTCGCAGCACAAGATGGTGAATCTTACTCCCCAGGATACTGTGGAGCATGTGTTGTGGAACGGTTCTCAGTGGAATCAGTTGATTAACAACATTAACTCTGGCAGCAAGGACATGCTGGGGTTTTCCGCGAAGAAAGTGGAAAAGGCCAAGCTTTTGGCCATGCGTATCAAGGATGGGTTGGCTTCGTTGAGTAAGAAGACACCCTTGAGCCAAGGTTGGGTGACACCTCATAACGGTAAGATCGGTTTGACCATCAAAGGATGGCAGGTTGTCAATACCACACCAACTGCATACATGCAGGTGACTAAAGAAAGGATTCTTTCCAACAAGCCTTTGTGGTTTGTCCGATACCATTTTCCTTCCAAGCCGTCGTTTGGTAAGGATTTGTGGCGAGTGGTGATGCCTTCGTTCAGCCAAGCGATGCGGCGTAATTCCAAGGGGGATTATGCCAAGTCGGGACCTGAGCGTGAGATTCTCATGCTCGAAGGTCTACGGAGACTTCAAGGGATGCTGGTTTCTCGTCTGAGAGCTGGCGAAATTGAGGAGATGATTGCTGATGTGGATGAGTCCACGAACAATCTCTTCCCGATTAAGTCCTCAAGTCTGGAACAAATGCAACAGGCCTATCAAGCGATGGATAAGGCTTGTACTGAGCTTTCAGTTTATGACGAGCAGGAACCAATTGATGATGCGGCCGAGTTTAATGGGGATGATGGTCTGGATTTACCCCTAATCGACCAGCTAATTGGGGCTCATCTTGTCAGTCAACACGTTTCTGAAAAGATTTGCGGCCTGACTCTTCAGCTTCATAAGGTGAAGCGTGAGATCAAAGGCCGGGATCCTCAGGAAGTCTGGGAAGAAGTGGTTCATCCTTTGGTCGAGAGGTTCTTGTCGGAAATCAATTATAGTCCCAATGTGGACTACGTTAATCAGTCCTTGACTGAGGACGAGAAGGTGGCCGAACAAGAAGCCATGCCGTGGGATACACCGATGTTCAGCGAAACACCGGTCATCTCAAGGTTTGAACGCAGGCCAGTGGCGTTTGATATTCATAGCCATGAGCCTGTGCAGTTTGAGGTGGTGAAAACATCTCAAGTCCAGGAGAAGAAGCTTTATAACCTGGATGATGTAGACTTTGGAGTGGAAAATTACCATGC